GAAATTTATGGGGAAACATAAACTGCTGCAACGCCTAACCGCTCAAACCGGTAGTAAGGGTATGGCTCGTGCGATACTTATTAAACGCGGGCAGATGACCCCTGAAGGAGTTCTAACTTCTGAAGGGAAAGCTCGTGATGCTATGACTGCTGCTAGTCGCGCAAAGGATCGAGCAGCTAAGGCTGCTAATAGGTCCCCAGATGCGTTCGTCTATAACCCTAAGACAAATACCGCTAAGTTGAAGAAGCGGTAGGAGATACTAATGGCTGGGCTGATGGACCTACTAAAGCAAGAACCCGGATACAAATACGGAGATGTGCTACCGTTACGTCGGCGTACTGACGGCTCTGGTAACCTTGAGTTGGCGGTTCCGGGACTACTTAGTGGTGCTATAAACTCTGCGGCTGATGCGTTTACCCTTCCCGGCGATGTCGCAGCAGGGCGTAGGGTTGGTACCCCCGAAGAGGCCGCTAATCTTGCACTTAATGTTGTAGGCGGGCGTAACGCTGGGCGTTTAACCGCAGCCGCAGCAGATGTTAACGTACCACGAGTGGTTAACAATATAGCCTACCCAGCCCTTGTACCCCGCGATGCACCTAGCTCTATGCTCACCGGCAGAGCGCTACATGACCTTAGCCAAGTAACCCATGCCTCCCGTAAACTATCCGCCGAAGAGCTAGCAGACGCTATGAAAACCGGTTTTTTTCAGGCTCCTAAAGAGGGCAGTAAGCACGCAGGCGGGAAGAACGAGAAGTGGTGGAGTCCCGCTGATGATCAAGGCATATTTGGCCGTGTATGGAACAAAGGCGGGGTTGGTTCCGCTACAGTGAGGGTGCCTATTGATAAAGTACCCTCAGGGAAGGGTGTTTCCATAAAACACGCAGAAGTTTACGACGAAACAGCAAAAAAATGGGTACCCGCTAAACAGTATCTTGCTAGTGGTGGCATAGTTGTAGACCACGGTAACCCCGCTAAAAGAGAAAGATTAATCTAATGGCCGTCGACAAGGCTCTTAATCAGGCTCCATTGGGCCTCGACGCTACCCTCTCTTCAGGTGTCATGAAGGGCATTAATGCGCCCGAAGATGATATCGAGATCGAGATTGAAGACCCTGAAAGCGTTACGATTAACGGGGTAAAGGTTGATCCTAATGAGGTCGAAGAGGGTGATGAAGACGAGGAGTTCAACGAGAACCTAGCTGATGTGCTAGACGAAGGGCAACTAGCAGAGCTTGCTGGTGACCTCATCGGTGAGTTCGAGGAAGACCTGTCCAGCCGCAAGGAGTGGATGCAGACCTACGTCGATGGTCTCGACCTGCTTGGTATGAAGATTGATGACCGCACTGAGCCTTGGCCCGGTGCTTGTGGCATCTACCACCCCATGCTGTCAGAAGCTCTGGTCAAGTTCCAAGCTGAGACCATGATGGAGACGTTCCCAGCCGCAGGGCCGGTAAAGACTGAGATTGTCGGTAAGGAAACGCCTGAGAAGCGGGATGCTGCTCGGCGCGTTCAAGACGACATGAACTACCAGTTGACCGATGTGATGATCGAGTATCGGCCTGAGCATGAGCGGATGCTGTGGGGCTTAGGCCTCTCAGGTAATGCGTTCAAAAAGGTCTACTTTGATCCGTCTATCGACCGTCCGGTTGCAATGTACGTTCCCGCCGAAGACGTCGTTGTACCGTACGGTGCGTCCAGTCTGGAGAGCGCTGGACGCGTCACCCACGTAATGCGCAAGACCCCGAACGAGATGGCCAAACTGCAGGCCGCTGGGTTCTACCGTGATATTGAGCTTGAAGACCCTGTAGATAGCCTCGATGATATCGAGAAGGCTATCGCTGAGAAGATGGGCTTCCGTGCATCAACGGACGACCGCTACAAGCTGCTTGAGATGCAGGTAGACTTGGTGCTGCCTGATGACAAGTTCACGAAGGATGAAACCGATGCGGAGATTGCCGTTCCTTACATCGTCACCATCGAGAAGGGTACCAGCACGGTCCTCTCTATCCGTCGTAACTGGGACCCAGACGACAAGAAGAAGCTCAAGCGCAACCACTTTGTCCACTATGGGTACATTCCGGGTTTTGGGTTCTACGCTTTCGGCCTTATTCACCTTATTGGTGCTTTTGCTAAGTCTAGCACCAGCCTTATTCGGCAGCTTGTTGATGCTGGTACCCTATCTAATCTCCCGGGTGGTTTCAAAACTAAAGGGCTTCGGGTAAAGGGTGATGATACCCCCATCGCTCCCGCCGAATGGCGTGACGTCGATGTGGCTAGTGGCACGATGCGCGACAACATCATGCCTCTGCCGTACAAGGAGCCGTCACAGGTCCTGTACAACCTACTGAACACCATTGTGGAAGAGGGCCGTAGGTTCGCTGGTGCTGCTGACCTACAGGTTAGTGACATGTCGGCTAATGCCCCTGTGGGTACAACGCTGGCTATCCTTGAGCGCACGCTCAAGACGATGTCGGCTATTCAGGCCCGCGTCTACTACTCGATGAAGCAGGAGTACCGGCTTCTTAAGGGCATCATCCGCGATTATACGCCCCAAGAGTACAGCTACGAGCCACAAGAGGGCGACCGCAAGGCCAAGCAGGCTGACTATGATCTAGTCACGGTGATCCCTGTCAGTGACCCTAATTCGGCCACTATGGCGCAGAAGATTGTGCAGTACCAAGCCGTGCTTCAGTTGGCACAGGGGTCTCCACAAATCTATGACATGCCATACCTGCACCGTCAGATGCTGGATGCGCTGGGGATCAAGAATGCCCAGAAGCTCATCCCGCTGAAGGATGATGAGGATATGAAACCGCGTGATCCCGTGTCTGAAAACATGGATATCATCAACGGTAAGCCAGTTAAGGCGTTCATCTACCAAGATCATGAGGCGCATATCACGGTCCATACGACCGCTATGCAGGACCCCAAGATGGCCCAGCTAATGGGTCAGAACCCCAACGCACAAGCGATGCAGGCGGCTCAGCAGGCCCACATTAATGAACACTTGGCGTTCTCCTATCGCAAGCAGATTGAAGAGCAGGCTGGCGTCCCACTACCACCACCTGATGCCGAGATGACACCTGACATCGAGCTTCAGATTTCACGTCTGGTGGCCGCAGCAGCCCAACAGCTTCTGCAGAAGAACCAAGCAGAGGCTCAGCAGCAGCAAAACCAGCAGACGGCTCAGGACCCAATTATCCAGATGCAGATGCAAGAGCTTGAGATCAAGAAGGGTGAACTTGAACTTAAGAAGCAAAAAGTGGCTATCGATGCAGCCGACAAGCAAGACCGCCTTGAGCTTGAAGCACAGCGCATCAAGTCTCAGGCTGAGATTGCTGGGATGCAAGCTGGTGCCAAGATGGCAACTGACAAAGCTAATCTGTCTGCTCAGCAGCAAGAGGCAGGGCTGCGGATGGGTATCGATGTCGCTCGTACTGAGTTGGATCATCAGCACCGCACTAATGAGTCCCAGAAGGATACTGGCTTGAAGATGCTGCAGATGGCACAGCAGACACAACCCACCCCTCCAGCACCTCCTGAGGAACCAGAATGAGCATTGATTTGTTAAGGCATCTTTCAAACAAGATGCAAGAAGAACTTAGGCGTATCGAAGCAGACATGGCCATGGGCAATGCTGAAGACTTCGGTGCGTACAAGTACGCCTGCGGCATTTATCGCGGTTTGCTGGTGGCGAATAATATACTTATGGAAACTGCGCAGCGAATGGAACAAGATGATGACTGAGATTATTGGTGCGGCCAAACCCGCGCTCGTTAACCTCGATGGTAAACCAATTAAGCCTATCCCTGTTGAACCGGAAGTTCCGGTTGAAGACCGGGCTAAACAGCTTCCAGCACCTTCTGGCTATCGCATTCTGTGCGCTATCCCTGAAGTGGAAGAGAAGACTTCTGGCGGTATCATCAAATCTGATGAAACCAAGAAGTTTGAAGAACTCTCCACCCCCGTTCTATTCGTTGTCGCTCTAGGCCCTGATGCCTATGCAGACGAGCGAAAGTTCCCCACTGGCCCTTGGTGCAAGCAAGGAGACTTTGTCCTCACCCGCCCGCACGCAGGTAGCCGTGTAAAAATTCATGGTCGTGAGTTTCGGCTTATCAATGATGACAGCGTTGAGGCTGTTGTTGAAGACCCCCGTGGCATTTCACGCGGGTAAAACGGGTAACCGTACAAAGGAGAAGTACTATGGCTGAAGACAAAGATGATGACTTCGAAATTGAAGTCGAAGGTGTCGATATAGATATCGATGTAGAAGATGATACTCCCGAGGCCGACCGTGGCCGTGAGCCTATGCCTAAGGATATCGTTGACGAACTTGAAGCTGATGAGCTTGAAGAATATTCTGATAAGGTCAAAATTCGCCTTAAGCAGATGAAGAAGGTTTGGCACGATGAACGCCGCGAAAAAGAGCGGTATCAGCGTGAGCAGAATGAAGCCCTTGCTGCTATGCAGCGCGTCCTTGCCGAGAACAAGCAGCTAAAGAATACGTTGTCTGAAGGCGAGCAAAACCTTGTAAATAGCTTCAAACAATCAGCTGATCTTGAACTTCAAGATGCCCGCCGTTCGTACCGTGAAGCATACGAAGCAGGCGACTCTGACCGCATTATTGAAGCGCAAGAGAAGCTCAACAATACACAGTACAGGCTTCAGCAGCTCGCAGGCTATAGACCTACTTTACAAGCTGTAGATAGCGATGTACAACCATCTCAACAGCAGGTCCCAACTCCGGACGCCAAAACGACTGCGTGGCAAGAGCGCAATGCGTGGTGGGGTACCGATCCAGAGATGACGGCCTCTGCTCTTGGGCTTCACCAGAAGCTGGAGACAGAACGTGGCCCGCGCTTCGTGGGTACCGACGAATATTGGCAGACTATCGACAAAACGATGAGTCGGCGCTTCCCCGAGTATTTCGGGGAGTCAGAGAAGCAAGTTTCGGACACTCCGAGGCCTAAAGCTGCAACTATAGTTGCATCCGCTTCACGCAGCACGGCCCCCAAAAAGATCATGTTGTCACAGTCCCAACTTACAATTGCTAAGAAATTGGGTCTCACCCCGAAGCAATATGCTTTGGAAGTCATGAAGATGGATCGTTAATCATGGTACAGAATAAGCTTATGGAAGAACTTAATGAGGTCGATGTGGCGCGTGCGCCCCGTCAAAGTCGTGAACAGGCAAGCCGCCCGAAGGTTTGGCAACCAGCTTCAACGCTGCCCGAACCAGACAAGCAGCCGGGATATGCGTACCGATGGGTTCGTGTCTCCACGCTCGGTCAGAACGATGCTCGTAACATCTCGTCGGCTCTCCGCGAAGGCTGGGAACCAGTGGGAATTGAAGAGCAACCGCAGTTTAAGTTCATGGTGGACCCTGACAGTCGTTTCAAAGACAACATCGAAGTCGCAGGTTTGCTGCTGTGTAAGGTACCTCAAGAGCTTATGGATCAGCGTCGAGCACATTTCGAACGCCTAACCCAAGCCCAGACAGAGTCCGTGGACAACAACTTCATGCGAGAGAACGACCCGAGGATGCCCCTCTTTAAAGAGCGGCAGACCAAAACGTCGTTTGGTTCAGGCAGATAATCTCAGGAGCTTAGAGATATGGCATATCCTTCCGTCTCGGGGCCTTACGGCCTCATTCCGATCAACTTGATCGGCGGGCAGGTTTTTGCTAGTGCTACTCGTTCGATCCCAATCGCTACCAACTCTTCGACCACCATTTTCTTTGGTGACATCGTGAAGTTGAACAGCTCGGGCACGCTCGACAAAGACACTGGCACGAACTCGGCCACCCCTGTTGGCGTTTTCCTTGGTTGCTCGTACACCGACCCAACCTTCGGCAAGACGTTCCGTCAGTACTATCCCGGTACTACGAACATCACTGACGTCGTTGCATTCGTGCAGGACGACCCAGATGCGCTGTTCAAGGTTGCTGTGGTTTCGACTGGTACCAATATCAGCTATGTCACCCGTGCAAACGTCGGTGAAAATGCTGTTCTGGTTCAGACTGCTGGTTCGACCACCACTGGTGACTCCAAGGTTGCTGTTAGCAGCACTACGGGTACCACCTCGACGTGGCCGATCCGCATCATCGATGTCATTGCTGAAACCACCTCAGCTGCAGGTTCCTACACGGAAGTTGTGGTCAAGTGGAACCAAGGAATGCATCCTTATCTCAACCCGACCGGCGTCTAAGAGGAGTTTGACCCATGGCGATTTCACGCGCACAACTTCTCAAAGAACTCCTTCCCGGCCTGAACGCCTTGTTCGGTCTGGAATACTCGCGCTACGGCGAAGAGCATAAGGAAATCTTTGAGATCGAAACCTCCGAGCGCTCGTTCGAAGAAGAAACCAAGCTGTCGGGCTTCTCCGCTGCTCCGGTTAAGAACGAAGGTTCGGCCATTGCATACGACAACGGTCAGGAAGTCTTCACTGCTCGCTACACCCACGAAACGATTGCCCTCGGGTTCTCGCTGACTGAAGAAGCGATTGAAGACAACCTGTATGACAGCCTCTCGGCTCGTTATACTAAGGCCCTCGCCCGTGCGATGTCCTATACCAAGCAGACCAAGGCTGCTGCAGTCTTGAACAACGGCTTCAGTGCATCCTACCCCGGTGGCGATGGCGTGGCTCTGTTCTCGGCCTCGCACCCGCTGGTTAACGGTGGTACCAACTCCAATACGCCTTCAACGCAGGTTGACCTTAACGAAACCTCGCTCGAAGCCGCAGTCATTCAGATTGCTGCTTGGACCGACGAACGTGGTCTGCTGATTGCCGCGAAGCCTAAGAAGCTGGTTATCCCACCTAGCCTGATGTTTGTTGCTACTCGCTTGCTCGAAACCGAACTTCGCGTCGGTACCTCGGACAACGATATCAACGCCATCAAGAATAACGGTTCGATCCCTGAAGGTTACACCGTCAACCACTTCTTGACCGATACGAACGCATGGTTCTTGACCACTGATGTTCCTAATGGCCTGAAGAACTTTATCCGTACTCCTATGAGCACGGGTATGGACGGTGACTTCGATACCGGTAACGTCCGGTATAAGGCTCGCGAGCGTTACTCGTTCGGCTGGTCTGATCCTCTCGGTATGTGGGGTTCTTCCGGTTCTACCTAAGAAGTTAGGGGGGAAGAGGGAAACCTCTTCCCCTTTTTCTTTGTCTGGTGTACGTCTTATATCTTCTAGGGTTTTCTCCCGCATCAACTGTCCTAGCAGACGTAGTAGCGATGATGTGGGAATGTGCTACTACACGGAGAGATTAAAATGGCTCAAGCTACCTTTCAGGGTCCTGTCCGCTCTTTGAGCGGGTCTTATGCCCAAGGTCCTAATACTGTCGTTAACGTAGCTGCCGCTACGCTAACCCTCAACCCCGCTGATCACGGTGGACGTATTCTTAACGTCACCGCAGTGACAAGCACAATCACGCTACCAGCTGCGAATGTGTCGGCTAACCAAGTTCAGTCAGGTCCGGGTCAAGACCCAAATACCCTGAATAACCAAGGTGTGCTGTACACGTTCTTCATCCCAGCCACTGCCACTACAGTTAAGGTCATCACTGGTGCGGGCGACTTCTTGCTCGGCGGTGTTAACCTCGCAGCCAGTGCAGGTAGCCCTAGCGTCTTCCTTGCTAACGGTACAACCATTCGCTCTATCAACCTGAACGGCACGACCACTGGTGGCGCTGCTGGTTCGTACTTCACCGTCATGGTGACCGCTGCGAACGTCTATATGGTTCAGGGCAACTTGGTTGGTTCGAGCACTCTGGCTACTCCGTTCGCCACGTCCTAATAGCCACTTAATAGGAGGCCAATCCTATGGCTATGCAAACTGATGTTAAAGCAGCCCACCTCAATGCAAGTGGTATCCTTGTCTCGGCTCGTACGCGGCTTCGGGGTATCACTGGGGTGGGTAGTGCTACTGCTGGTACGGTAAATATTTGGGACTCAGTTACGGCTCCCACAGCAGCTACTTATGCCCGCTCAACTAATACTATTACCGTAACTCTCGCTTCCCATGGTTTTGCCATTGGGCAGACTGTTGGGCTTACCTTCGCTGTTGCGGGTGGCGCTGGCGGTACTAATGGCAACTATGTGATCCAGTCTTCTGGTTTCACCACTGGTGCCTTTACTGTTATTGATATCAACTCGGGTACAGTGGCAGCTAGCACTGGCTGTTCAGTATCTGCTAGCCTGTGGATGACCTCATACGACACGAGTGCTACTTCCACAGAAGTAGTTAACACCTTGATCCCCGGTGAAGGTATGCTTGCGCAAACGGGTCTTTACGCGCAGCTGTCAAACCAAACCGGCATTACAGTCTATTATGGGTGACACATGCAAAACGAAAAAGGTTACGATCTAGCTGGCCGCAGTCTCTTCATTGCGCTTCCGGCCTATGACTTCAAAGTCTCTTTGAAGCTTGCTATTTCGCTAGCCCAATTCGCGCAGCAGGCTCAGCAGCACGGGGTATCCATCCAGATTGGCAGCATTTGCGGCTGTTCGGTGGTATCCCGTGCTCGCAACCTCCTCGCGCAAGATATGCTCGACTCCGACTGCACCGACCTGATGTTCATCGATAGTGACATCAACTTCGAAGCAGTGGATATCTTCCGTCTGATGGCTTGGACCTCGGACCCTAAGAAGGGCATTGTTGCTGGTGTACCTCGTACACGTAGCACGACCAAAACTTATATCGGCACGCTTGATGCGGACGAGAATGGTGAGCTTACGATGAATAGCATGGGCCTTGTCCGTGCTAAGCGCGTGGCTACTGCCTTCATGATGGTTCGCCGCGATGTCTTCGAAACCCTTGATGCAGCCCACCCCGAGTGGCGCTACTACGATGAGCGTACGGAACGCACTGTCCCCTGCATGTTTGATTTCATGCTGACCGAAGAAGGTTACGTCGGAGAGGACTACCTCTTCTGTGACCGTGTTCGCGAACAGGGTTTTGAAGTCTGGATCGACCCAACCATCAAGTTGGGGCACATGGGTGTGCAAGAATACGAAGGCGAGTTTGGTAGAGATGTCCTCTACCCGATGCTTATCCCATCACAGAAGGAAGTAGCCTAGATGTCTCTCCCAATGATGCCTCCCCCTCAGACGCTTCCCCCGCCTATTCCTGCAGGTCCAAGCCCCACGGCTCCTCAGGTTGCGCCTACGGGTATGCCTACGCCTCCACCTTCTCCTTCTATGGGGGGTGTTAATCCGGCCATTCTTGCCGCTCAGGCTGCTGTTGCTCGAATGAATGCTCAACCTACGCCCCCCGCTGCTCCCGCAGGACCTACTCCTGCTCAGCTAGCCGCTCAGCAGGCTGCTCAAGCTAATGCCCGCAAGCAAGCTCTCGGTGCTGCTGTAGGCCCCCGTCGTGCCAAGGGTGGCACGATCAAGAAGGCTAAGGGCGGTACAATCAAGAAGATGGCCAAGGGCGGCTCTGTCTCCTCAGCTTCCAAGCGCGGTGATGGCTGCTGTTCCAAGGGTAAGACTAAAGGGCGGTTTGTGTAATGCCAGAATATAAAGGCAGTAAAAAATTAGGGGTATCCTCTAACGCTGATGCAACTGAAGACAGCGATAAGATGGATCGTGCGCGGAAAAAGCTTGGTGATATGGCGGGTGTATATTCCGGCTATAACGGTGCTGATCCTAATGATCCTTATTTTAAAGAAGCTGCTGTACGGGTGAAGCAGGCAGACACGCTGAAGAAGCTATCCAAGGATACTGAGACCAAAATTAGCCGCGCCAAGGAGAAAGACGCTCCTAACGTCGTTGCATATGCCAAGGGTGGCTCTGTCTCCTCAGCTTCCAAGCGCGGTGATGGCTGCTGTTCCAAGGGTAAGACTAAAGGGCGGTTTGTGTAGTGGCCAACTCTCCTGCTTGGACCCGTAAGGAAGGCAAGAACCCTAAAGGCGGCTTGAACGCCAAGGGCCGTGCGTCTTACAATAAAGCCAATCCGGGGAAGCCGGGGCTTAAAGCCCCACAGCCTGAAGGCGGCTCTCGCAAGAAGTCATTTTGTGCCCGCATGTCGGGTATGAAAAAGAAGCTTACTAGCGCCAAGACTGCCAATGACCCCAATAGCCGTATCAACAAATCCTTACGGGCTTGGAAGTGCTAACATGATTAGAGAAGAAACCTTTAAACACATCATCGATGCACTGTCCTTTGCGACGGTCCTAGGGACTATTGTAAACATGCTTCCCGCTGTCGCAGCAGTATTCACAATCATTTGGACAGCAATTCGTATTTACGAAACTAAGACTGTCCAAAATTGGCTGAGGAAAAAGTGATGGATATGGAAAGCTCTAAGAAAGATATGGCTCAAGACAAAGCTGTTGTGAAGAAGGCATTTAAAATGCACGACGCACAAGAGCACAAGGGTGAGCATACAAACCTATCAAAACTTAAGTCTGGCGGCTCTGTTTCGGCTCGCGCCGACGGTTGTTGCAGCCGTGGTAAGACTAAAGGAAAGATGGTATAATGCCCTCGTCGAGCGCCAAGCAGGCTAACTTTATGCGTGCTATCGCTCATAGCCCATCATTCGCCAAGAAAGTTGGCGTGAAGCAATCAGTAGGTAAGGACTTTGAAATGGCCGATAAGAAAATGAAAAAGTTTGGTTCTGGTGGTATCACTAAGGACATGCCAACTTCTAATGCTATGGGTGATATGGGTATGGCTAAGGGTGGTAGCGCTAAGGCTAAGGCTAAGGCCAAGGCCAAGGGCATGATGGCTATGTCCATGATTAAGGACCGTATTGGTCGCGCTATGGCTTCTCGCGGTGCAGAGGCTCCTATGGCTGCACCTCCTTCCGCCCCTATGGATGCCGCACCTCCTCCCGCTCCACCCCCCGCTCCACCCCCCGCTGGCCCTCCTATGGGTGGCGCTCCCGGCATGAAAAAGGGCGGCAAGACCAAGATGGCCAAAGGCGGCGGTATCGAGCGCAAAGGCAAGACCAACACCAAGATGGTCAAGATGGCCAAGGGTGGTTCCATCGACGGCATCGCTCAGCGCGGTAAGACTCGTTGTGCTGGTGCACATCTAGGCGCTAAGTAAAATGCGTCCGTCTCGGGGTATGGGCGATATGAAAGCGTCAAAGATGCCTAAGAAAGCATGTGGTGGGGGTAAGATGATGGCCAAGGGTGGGAGTGCAAACTTTATCCAGAAGGCTATCAAGAAGCCCGGTGCTCTTCGCGCTGAGCTTGGAGCCAAGAAGGGTGAGCCAATTCCAGCTAAGAAGCTCGCCGCCGCAGCCAAGAAGCCCGGTAAGGTCGGCCAACGCGCCCGGTTTGCTGAAGTTCTGAAAGGCTTCAAGAAGTGACCACGACTGGTACCACTGCGTTCAATTTGAACCTCAATGACCTCGTTGAAGAGGCTTTTGAGCGCTGTGGTGCTGAGCTTCGTTCGGGCTATGACCTGCGCACGGCGCGGCGTAGCCTCAACCTACTGACCATTGAGTGGGCTAATCGGGGCATTAACCTGTGGACTATCGAGCAAGGCTCGATTGCTATGGTTCAAGGGACATCTACGTACGATCTTCCTATCGATACGATTGACCTACTCGACCATGTAATTCGTACAAATACAGGTCAGGCACAGCTTGATATCAATATCAACCGTATCAGTGCTGATACCTACATCACGATCCCGAACAAGAATGCTCAAGGGCGTCCTATTCAGGTCTGGATCAACCGTCAGTCAGGTGCGACCTATCCGGTGACTGGGATAGCTGCACCACAGATTAACGTGTGGCCGATGCCGGATCAGAGCAACTACTACACCTTCTTCTATTACCGTCTGCGCCGTATGCAGGACGCAGGGGATGGTATCAGTACTCAAGATATCCCGTTCCGCTTCCTTCCTTGTATGGTGGCAGGACTAGCATATCATCTGTCGCTTAAAATCCCCGGCGCTATGGAGCGTACGATGATGCTAAAGCAGATGTACGATGAGGCATGGCAACAGGCCGCTGATGAAGATCGTGAGAAGGCCCCCCTGCGGATCGCTCCGCGCCAGATGTTTATCTAGGGGGTCTTATGCCTAATCCATTTGCTTCAGGTAAGTGGGCTATCTCAGAGTGCGACCGATGCGGTCAGCGCTATAAGCTCAAGCAGCTTAAGAAGCTCACCATCAAAACCAAAACTACGAATATCCTCGTATGCCCATCGTGCTGGGAACCTGATCAGCCACAGCTGCAGATCGGCATGTATCCGGTTGATGATCCCCAAGCGCTGCGTAATCCACGCCCTGATATCAGCTATTGGCAAGCGGGCCTCAACGGTATTCGCACCGAGCAGTATTCAGTACCCAACAGTAATGTGCTAGCCTTCGGTACCCCAACTATGGGGAGCCGTGATATCCAGTGGGGATGGAACCCGGTGGGGCTAAATAATGCTTTGTCTTTGCCTGATCTTCCAAATACGCTATTAGCTACAGGTACAGTCGGTACCGTAACGGTACAAACATAGGAATAAGTCATGGCCAAGGGTGGTAAGACCAACGAGCAGATGCTGAAACTGGGCCGCAACCTCGCTAAGGTTGCCAATCAAAAGAACTCCGTGCGCAAGGTGCCCACAAACGAAGTAAAGGTGAACCCAAATGGCTAATTCCGATAAGTGGTCGTACCTTTCAGCGGACGCTAACCCGCTTCCTTCGCGTCGTCAGCAGACGATGGATTATTCGGTCGGTACGGGTGACAATGGCTATCCCAATAAGATTGCCAACACTCAGACCCTGCGTACCCGTGGTACCAAACTGGCTACCAAAGGTAACAGCAGCAGCACGAAGATGGGCTAATGAACTACGCTGCTCTTGTCTCTGCCATCAAGGCGTATACCGAAAACGACTTCCCGGATACGGCGGGGTCTGGCGGTCTGACGTCTACTGAGCAGATCAATATCTTCATCCAAGAAGCAGAGCAGCGTATTTTTAACACAGTCCAGCTACTGGACCTACGTAAGAACGTGACGGGTTACCTGACGTCGGGTAACAAGTACCTGACCGTCCCCGCAGATTGGCTTGCCAACTTCTCGCTTGCGGTCATCGACGCTAGTGGGGCCTATAGCTACCTGCTTGATAAGGATGTGAACTTTATCCGTGAGTCGTTCCCAAATCCTACAGCTGTAGGGCTTCCAACTCACTACGCATTCTTTGATCAGAACTCTTACATCATCGGCCCTACGCCTGATAATTCCTATCAAGTTGAGCTACACTATTTCTATTACCCACAGTCCATCGTGACAGCGGGCACATCGTGGCTCGGGGATAATTTTGACAGCGTGCTGCTCTATGGTTCTTTGCTCGAAGCCTACACCTTTATGAAAGGTGAAGCAGATGTTATAGGTGGCTACCAGAAACGGTACGACGAAGCGATGGCTATGCTCAAGCAACTCGGTGAGGGCAAGAACCGTCAGGATATGTACCGTACATCACAAGTTAGGTACCCTGTCCGATGATTGCTCAACTTGAAACCGCCCTTGGTACTGTGCAGGTTATGACCACGAATGGTCGTGGCTTTTCTGCTGAAGAGCTTGCTGAACGCGCTCTAAACCAGATCATCAACGTAGGCGATAATGCACCCCCGGTGATTGCGGAGCAGGCTCGCGCCTTCCGTGAAAACCTGCGTGAAGTGCTTATCTACTATATGAACGAAGCCATGCGCTCTCGTAACGTAACTCTGGCAGCTAAACTCAATGGGGCTGGCTATCCTGAGTTTGTAAAACTCATTGATCTGTAAGGAGATTATCGATGGCTATCCAACAGGCTATGTGTACGAGCTTTAAGGCAGAAATTCTGCTAGCTGTACATGACTTCCGCAACACTGGCGGCGACACCTATAAGCTGGCGATGTATACCTCATCGGCTACGATTGACGCCAACACGACCGCTTACACGGCTACCAACGAAACTACCGGTACGAACTATACCGCTGGCGGCGGTACACTAGTTAATGGTGGTGTGACGGCTACAAACACCTCGACTTCGGCTGGTACGGGTTTCACAACCTTCAGCAATTTAACTTTTTCAAATGCAACGGTTACGGCTCGCGGTGCACTAATCTACAACACGACCCCTTCGGCTAACGGTACAGCGAATACCACGCTAACCAATGCTGCTGTGGCTGTGCTGGACTTTGGTGCAGATAAGACCTCAACGGCTGGTGACTTCACCATCATCTTCCCGACGAATAACAACACCTCGGCTATTATCAGGATTGCGTAATGGCTCTTGTTCTCGCCAACCGCGTACAAGAAACGACGACCACTACTGGCACTGGCACGGTTACTCTTGCTGGTGCTGTTAGTGGTTATCAGTCGTTTGCGGCTATTGGGGACACTAACACTACGTATTACACGATCACTAGTGGTACCGCTTGGGAAGTTGGAATTGGTACATACACGTCTGCTGGTACTACATTATCCCGTGATACCGTCCTATCGTCCAGCGCAGGTGGTACAACTAAGATTACCCTAGCGGGTACGAGCACGGTGTTCGTTACCTACCCGGCTGAGAAGTCGGTTAATCTGGACGCTTCCGGTAACGCAACAGCACTAGGCATACCAGCTAGTGGTACTGTGACAAACCTGACGGGTACAGCCTCAATCAATATAAACGGCACCGTGGGTGCTACGACGGCGAACACGGGTGCGTTTACGTCGCTGTCCTACACGACCACGCTGACGGGCGGCACAGGCATCGTCAATCTTGGCAGCAGTCAGTTTTATAAGGACGCTAGCGGCAACGTCGGAATTGGCGTTACTCCATCCTACAGGCTGCACGTTGTGGGCGGCTACAGCGTTATTGGCGCTCACAACACCGCTACGCTTGTCGCGTCGTCAGCAACCGGCGGTGCCGCGTTTTCATGGAATAAATCTGCGGGCAGCGCCGAAACTAACATCGCAAACATCTTTGATAATGCGCCGATTTCTTTTGAATTTTTGCAAAAGACGGGCGCAAGTACGGCCAACACGCTTTATCAAATGGCGTCAACGTCTCATATCTTCTACACTGCCAATGCCGAACGTATGCGCCTCAGCAATGCGGGCGGTGTTTCCATCGGCACTACAACTGATCCCGGCGCAACTAATCTGCTGGTTGCCGGTACGATATCAGGAACTGTTAAAGCCTATAAAGAATTTGTCACCGCTGCCTCATCGAGCACAGCCTACACGGTTGACCTATCTACGGCCAACATTTTCAATATCTCTATGACGGGTAACTGTACATTCACATTCACTAACCCGCCGGTTTCAGGTACCTCGTTTAGCTTCACGTTGATCTTGAAGCAAGATGCTACTGGATCGCGGACTGCGACGTGGCCCGCATCTGTGAAGTACCCTAATGCTTCAACCCCCACATTGACCACGACAGCCAGCAAGACTGATATCTTTAACTTCATCACTGTTGATGGCGGCACGACCTATTTCGGTGCGCTGTCACTGGCCAATATGTAAGGAGGATTTACAATGGCTATCACAAAGATCGACGCTATTTATCTCCACACCGACATGACTTGGGTGGAAGGTGAAGACACGGATAGCACGAAGGCTCGCAATTATCTTGACGCCGAAGGTGTCGAGTACATCCTGCTAAACTACGCCGATCCTGCTCAGCATGAAGCTGCTACTAGCCCCCTACATACTTGGGAGTTTGTTGATGGGTATCATGATGTGCAAGCCTTCCCTTTCGTGATTTACACAGAAGTTCACGATGATAGGTCGATGGTAGATTGGCCTAAGGTAATGCTCTACGGCCTGAATGATATCATCACATCGAACATCTCAGACCTCTATAAGCTTGGGAGGTAGTCTTGCCTCTCAGCCATCTTGGCAGCACGGGGAGCGCGGCTAGTAGCTTGGTGTTTAACGCACCCGGTACCTTCACCGTGCCCACGGGTATCTATAGCGTAAACCTCTCAGGTAGGGGCGGCACTGGTAACGCAGGCACATCTGGTAATTCCGGCACTGCGGGAAACATTGGCAACTCTGGCAACAACGGTACTGGTGGTGCTGGCGGAAGCGCTGGTGGTGCAGGCAATTCTGGTACTATTGGTAACGCTGGAAACGCGGGTAACAATGGCACTGGCGGCGCTGGTGGCCCTCGCGGCAACGCAGGCAATTCTGGAGCGATAGGCAACTCAGGTAATACAGGCAACAATGGCGCTGGTGGCGCTGGTGGCCCTCGCGGCAACGCAGGCAATTCTGGTACTATTGGTAACGCTGGAAATGCGGGTAACAACGGTGCTGCGGGTAATGCTGGTACTGGTGGCGCTGGAGGTAATGGCGGCGGTGGCGGCGGCTTATCTACTAGCCCTTCTTCTGGTGGTGCAGCAGGTAATCCCGGAGGCACAGCAGGTACGCCGGGTACAGCACTAGGTCCCGGTGGTGCTGGAGGTCCCGGTGGTTCTCCCGGTGGTGGCGCGGGTGGTAGTGGTGGTACTGGTGCCGCAAAGTCTCCTAACCCCGGTGGTAGTGGCGGTGGTGGTGGTGGCTCTGGTACAGCAGGTAACTCTGGTGGCGCTGGTGGCGCTGGCGCTGCGGGTACTGCTGGTACAACGGGTGCTGCTGGTACTGGTGCCACTGCTGGCACTGCTGGTTCTCCCGGCAATGCGGGCGCTGCGGGTACTGCTGGTACGACGGGCGCTGCTGGCACAGGCGCTACCGCTGGCTCTGCTGGTTCTCCCGGCAATGCGGGCGCTGCGGGTACTGCTGGTACGACGGGCGCTGCTGGCACAGGCGCTACCGCTGGCTCTGCTGGTTCTCCCGGCAATGCGGGCGCTGCGGGTACTGCAGGTACAACTGGTGCCGCAGGTACAGGAGCAACGAGCGGTGGTGCAGGGACCCCGGGTAATGCTGGTGCCGCAGGAAATGCTGGTACAGGCGCAGCTAATGGCACTGCGGGTGCTGCGGGCAATACAGGCAACGCAACCACTTTTGGTGCGTACCTCACTATGCCGGGAGGTGCTGGGGGTAATCCGGGCGCTGCCGGTACGGGGAGCAATGGTGTAGGTGGCTCTGCAGGTAACTCCGGGGCTATAGGTAACTCAGGTAATCCCGGCAACAACGGCACTGGTGGCCCGGGCGGAAGCGCGGGTGGCGCAGGTAACTCCGGGGGTATCGGCGGTACTGGGAACCCCGGCAACAACGGCACTGGTGGCCCGGGCGGAAGCGCGGGTGGCGCAGGTAACTCCGGGGGTATCGGCGGTACTGGGAACCCCGGCAACAACGGTGCTGGTGGCCCGGGCGGAAGTGCTGGCGCTGCGGGTAACTCTGGCGGTATCGGTGGTACTGGTAACCCCGGCAACAACGGCACTGGTGGTCCGGGCGGTAACGGTGGAGCAGCGGGTAACACAGGCACCGCCGGTAATGCTGGTACTAGTGGCGGTGGCGGTGGCGGTGGTGGCGGTGGCTCTGGAGGTAATGGTGGCTCCGCAGGTAGTATATCTGGTGGCGGCACTAACGGTAACGGTGGCTCTACTGGCGCTGCCGCTTTTGCAGGTAATCCCGGTAATGCTGGCGGGACAGGTAATAGTGGCGCCGCAGGTTCTGCAGGTACGGGTGCCACAGCGGGTAATGCTGGAACCCCGGGTAGTGCGGGTGCTAATGGCAACGCAGGTGCTACAGGCAATGCAGGTACGGGTGCCACAGCGGGTAATGCTGGAACCCCGGGTAGTGCGGGTGCTAATGGCAACGCAGGTGCTACAGGCAATGCTGGTACAGGTGCCACAGCCGGTGGTGCGGGAACCCCGGGTAGTGCTGGTGCTAATGGCAACGCAGGTGCTACAGGCAACGCTGGTACTGGTGCAACAGGCGGCGGTGCAGGAACCCCGGGTAATGCTGGTGCTGCAGGCACTGCGGGGAATACAGGCGCTTCTGGATCAGGTGCTACAGCAGGTAACCCCGGTAGCTCAAATGCGGGCGGCGCGGGCGGCGCAGGTACCACAGGTTCGACAACCACGGCTAATGCTGCGAAGGTCTGGCCGTTCCAGCAGGTTACGGTAACAGTTGGTAGTGGGGGCGCGGCGGGGCAAGTCACCGTTTCTTGGTAGTGGATAACCCACGCCTTAAAATCGTGATGGCCTGCTACGATAAACTACCGCCGCACTTGCGTGATTGGGTAGCTGAGCTATCCTTCAGTCTCCACGACGATCACATTTTACGTGGTGCTTCTGAGGTCGAACGGTGTAAAGCGTTCTTAGAAAGCGGAGGGCAACCCGACTTCCGCCCCGGAAATGGACAGAATTGACCTATGTTTTGGACCCCAAAACCGAAGCTAGAGTTCCTCACATACGACCGATACCTAGGCAATATCCCGGCACCCTATGCTGCCCGCAAGCTAATCCCTGATTGGTATAAGGCGCTTCCTAAACGGATGCACCCGGGCCTCGATAGTGGGACGCTCAAGCGCTGCCCACCGTTCTTAGATGCTATGGTTACAGGGTGGATTATCCCCCTCGTTGCAGATGTCGAGCTTAAGGTTAATGAGGATGCGTCAGGCGTGTCCTACAGTTGGCAATTTGACCAACCCATGATCGAGAACCATAACCCTGATCAGGTTAGCAACAGCAAGTGCCCCGCACCGCATAAAGACCAACCACCTATGAAGTGGATGAACTACTGGGGGATTAAGTGTCCTCCGGGTTACTCCCTGCTGTTTATGCCGCCCCTCAACCGCCCTGATCCACGCTTTACGGTGTTCTCAGGCTTGGTCGATGCTGATGGCTACGGCGAGTTCATCAATTTTCCCTTCGTATGGAATGAGCCAAACTTCCACGGCATCATCCCTGCGGGTACCCCGCTGGTCCAAGTCATCCCTGTGAAGCGCTCTACTCTGTTTCGAGACCATGAAGTCCGCGCCTTTTCGGCCCAAGACCTACGTGACCTAGATGCTGTACGTATGAAACGCAGCAGCCGGATTAGCCTGTACCGGGATGAAATCTGGGAGCGTAAATGATGGCTATCTATTCGTTAGTCCCCTCTCCCTCCTTAGGTGTGGGGGAGCATGGCTTTGCTACATGGGAAAAAGGTTTTAGCCCCGAACAGATTGAAGCTATCCGCACTCTTGGGGACGCACTGCCTCTCGCCCCTGCTGTGGTCGGTGAAGGTGAAGTTTTAACTGATGTTCGGCGGTCAGAGACAGGTTGGATTGATCTTAACCCAAACAGCACATTTATCTACGATAGCCTTGGGTTTATCGCTCGGCAGCTAAACGGGCAATTCTTTGACTTTGACCTCTTTGGGTTCGTTGAGGATATCCAATATACCGTCTACCGTGCAGATGGTGGGCACTATGACTGGCACCTAGATCGCGGTGTCAGCGGCGGGCAAGCCCCTCGTAAGCTATCCCTTGTGCTCCAGTTATCTGATCCTTCTGAATATGAAGGTGGTGAGCTTGAAGTCTTTTTGGGTGGTGAACCTACACAAATGAAGAAAGAACAGGGGCTTGTTGTGGCGTTCCCTAGCTTTGTGCTCCATAGGGTTACCCCCATTACATCTGGTACAAGGCGCACGCTTGTAGTATGGCTATCAGGTCCGAAGTTTCGGTAGGAACGGTTATATGTTTACCTGCGAACGTATATTATCTGTAGATGATGACGCTGATTTTGAGCGGTTAGCTATGGAATGTATGCGTTTTATACGCACCCGCGATGCGTATCCGTGGTCATCCCTAGACCTTACAGATGAAGAGCGTATAGCCGAGCTACGAACCCATGTGAAAGAGCACGAGCTTAACCCCCGTACCCCCCAAACCTTTGCCTACAAAATGCTGCTAGATGGCTATGCTGTTGGTAGCTGCTATGGTTTTGCCCATGAAGGGGTATTCTATGCAAGTATTGCTTTCTTAGGGTACGATAGCACCGGGTCGCGGCGGTGGATATGGGATCGTAGCCAGCAAATCCCGTTGAAAGCATTATGCGCGGCTCATGGTATAACTACCTATATGGCAGAGTCTCATGCTGCTAATATGCCTATGAGAAATTACATAACTAACGCCAAAGGTATCAAAGACTTTACGTATAGACCCGCTGCACATGACGAAGATATTGATCGGGTTGTCGTTAAAATTTTCTAAAATAGAAAGCTAACTCATGTCTATTATCCTTGGACAGCGTTCACTACTACGGCTTGAAGGGGTACATCCCGATCTTGCACGTGTAGTTAAGAAAGCTGCAGCTATGTCAGCCATTGACTTCACAGTGTTGGAGGGGCTGCGTACACTTGAGCGGCAGAAACAACTTATGGCCTCTGGTGCATCGAGCTTAAAAGACCCCCTAAGGTGTCGGCACCTTACAGGCCATGCAGTAGACCTTGCACCTATGGTCGGTGATGAGGTACGTTGGGACTGGCCACTCTATACTAAGCTAGCCCCAATTATCAAAGCCGCCTCTGCTTTAGAAAACGTACCCATTGAATGGGGTGGGGATTGGCGGACATTTAGAGATGGCCCGCATTGGCAGCTTCCTTGGAAGCAATACCCGAAAGGTGATTAATATGCTTGAGATGCTTAAAGGCAAGAAAACGTACCTCGTTGCAGCACTTGCCGCTGCTGGTGCTGTTGCGCAGGCCCTTGGCCACCCAATCCCGGAGTATGTCTGGATTTTGCTAAGCGCCGCTGGCCTCGGTGCTGTACGTAGCGCACTCGGCAAGTAACTAACCTACCCGTAGTCTAGCGAAGGAGGGGGCTTACATATGTTTGGTTTTACCTCCTTCGCGTCTGCACCTTTTGCTGATCTAGGGATTATCCCTGACGTTGCAGTTACCCTTACTGGCGTCTCAGCTACTGGGTCTATTGGCACAGTTGCAGTCTCAGCGGGCGTAAGTGTTGCCCTAACAGGGGTCTCCGCTGCTGGGTCTATCGGGACAGTTAGTGCCACTGGGCTTGCTAACGTCACTCTCACTGGCGTCTCAGCCACTGGGTCTGTTGGTAGCGTAGCTTTCCCCGGTAGTGCAGTTGTTACTCTTACTGGTATCTCAGCTACCGGGTCTATTGGTACAGTTAGTGTCACTGGGTTTGCTAATGTCACCCTTATCGGCGTCTCAGCTGCTGGTTCTATTGGTACAGTTAGTGTCACTGGGTTTGCTAATGTCACCCTAACTGGCGTTTTGGCTGCTGGGTCTATTGGTACGGTTGTAGCCTCCTTACCTAAAAGCGTAACCCTAACAGGCGTCTCAGCTACTGGGGCTATTGGTACAGCTACAGTTTCGCTCCCCAGAAGTGTAACCCTTACTGGCGTCTCAGCTACTGGGTCTATTGGTACCACTAGCGTAACGCTAAGCGCTAATGTATATCCTACTGGAGTATCTGCTACTGGCAGCATAGGGTTTGTGTTTGTTTGGAGCCAGATCAACGATAACCAGACACCTAACTGGACACCTGTCATTGATAGCCAGACCGGGACATGGACACAAGTCAATGACGGTAATACAGTGACGTGGGTGCAAATCCCAACGTAAGGAACGAAGATGGCAAGCACATATAGCAACCTTAAAATCCAGCTTATGGCTACAGGTGAGAACACCTCGACTTGGGGTAACGTCACCAACGTCAACCTTGGTACTGCTATTGAAGAGGCTATCACTGGCTCGGCTTCAGTTGTGTTTGCTAGCGCAGATCAAACCCTTGCGCTGACCGATAGCAATGCTTCCCAGACTGCGCGTAACCTACGCCTTAATATCACGGGTGTTGCAATCGCAGGCTACAACCTCATCGTCCCTGCGATTGCTAAAGTGTACATCGTCAACAACGGCAGCAATGGAACTATCACGGTTAAGAACGCTACGGGCACCGGAATTGCTGTCCCTACCGGCAAAACGACGTGGGTGTTTAATAACGGCACCAATGTTGTCGATGTCGTTACCCACCTAACTTCGCTTACCCTAGCCTCTCCTCTACCTGTTGCCTCGGGTGGTACGGGGGGCAATACAGCTATTGCCGCACGAACAGCCCTTAGCGCCGCTAATTCTGGCGCTAACACAGACATCACGTCCCTCAACCCTACTGGTAGCCTCCTGCTTAGCCCTACTACGGGTACGATAGTTGGCTCACCAACAGGGGGCGTACAGGGCGCAGGCACCATCAATGCAACGGGCTTGTTCGTTAATGGTGTAGCCGTTGGTGTTTCCGGTGGTTCTGTCTCCTCTATCAATGCTTCGGGCGGTAGCACGGGGATGTCCTTCTCAGGCGGTCCCGTCACTACTACAGGCACTCTCACCCTTGGCGGTACTCTCAACACTGGTAGCGGTGGTACTGGGTATACCACCTACAGCAATGGGCAGCTGCTGATCGGTAATAGCGGTACCACTCTAACTGCGGCTACATTGACCGCAGGCTCGGGTATCACGATCACCAACGCGTCTGGGGGCATTACTATTGCCGCTTCAGGGGGAGCCGGTACTGTAACGTCAGTCGGTACCACGGGCACGGTTAACGGGATTACCCTTACAGGTACCGTGACGACTGCAGGAACCCTAACCCTTGGTGGCACACTATCTGGTGTCAGCCTCACCACACAGGTTGCTGGTACGCTTAGCGTTGGTAACGGCGGTACTGGATACACTAGCTTTACTAACGGGCAGCTGTTGATTGGTAATGGTAGCGGACTAACTGCGGCCACATTGACTGCAGGCTCTGGCGTATCTATCACAAACAGCGCGGGCGGCATTACTATCGCTGCCACTGGCAGTGGAGGTTCCGTAACTTCGGCCTCTGTTGTTTCTTCCAACGGCTTTGCGGGCACGGTAGCCACAGCTACTACGACACCTGCTATAACGCTTACGACCACTGTAACGGGCGTCCTTAAAGGTAACGGTACTGCAATCTCAGCGGCTACCGTTGGCACGGACTATGTGGCTCCGGGCGGCGCACTCGGCACACCTTCATCCGGTACGCTCACAAACTGTACGTTCCCAACGCTCAACCAGAACACCACAGGTAACGCTGCCACGGCGACAACTGCTACAACTGCTACAACTGCTACAACCGCAAACGCACTAAATACTGCCCTTGGCTATACGGTAGCAGGTCTAACGTGTAATGGCGTTATCAACGCAACAGGCGACATTACGGCTTTCTACACCTCGGATAGGCAATTTAAAGAAAACGTCAGTCCTATCTACAATGCCCTCAGCATTGTGTCTGCCGTTGGCGGTAAGACGTTTGATTGGACTGATGCTTATATCACCGCAAACGGCGGTGAAGACGGTTACTTCGTACGTAAGTCAGACTTTGGTGTCATCGCGCAAGATGTGCAGGCCGTGTTCCCTCACGCAATCCGTAAGCGCGAAGACGGCACTCTAGCTGTTGACTACGCAAAGCTAGTAGCCGTGGCCTTCCAAGCTATTGCTGAGCTTAAGGCTGAGATTGAAACGCTAAAAGGGGCTAAGTAATGACCCTACCTACTAGCGGCGCACTTGCTTTTAGTAACATCCAAACAGAGTTTGGTGGGGCAAACCCTATTGCTCTGAGTGAGTATTATGCTGGTGGTGCTTATGTTCCTGCTGGTACTTCGGGTACGAACGGTGCTGTTCCTGCAAGTGGCGCAATTAGTGTTAGTAAATTCTATGGTACAAGCCAAACCGTTGTTAACTTTAATGACGTTACTGTATATGCTATTGTTATTGGTGGTCCCGCTTCTGCTTCTTATAAAGTAGACACAAATGGTTCTGACTATAGAGGCGACGGTGGGGTTTATACCGTAAATAGTCAATGGGTTACACCAGCAGCACAGGGTGGAAACTACGAAGTTTATGCGTCTATTGTTTCCGGAACATTAACATCTGGTACCACAGGATCATGGGTTGCCACATCTGGTTCTCCTCTCTGGGTTAAAACAAGGATATTTAACGGCGTTGATAGCGTAAGCCTATCTATGCAAGTTCGCCGTGCGGGTTACACAACGGTCCTTGATACGTGGAATGTGTCCCTAACCGCTGAGAATGGATAAACCTAGTGGCTTTTATCAAGCTTCAATTTCGCCCCGGCGTTAACCGCGACCAGACTGACTACACTGGTGAGGGCGGCTGGTATGCGTGCGACAAAATTAGGTTTCGCTCTGGCTACCCCGAGAAAATTGGCGGTTGGACAAAATCATCCTCTACAACATTTTACGGTACCTGCCGTCAGATGTGGAGTTGGATCACCACGTTTAACGATGACTTCCTTGGACTAGGCACAAACCTTAAGCTCTACATCCAGAACGGTCCCGGCGGCGACTTCTCAGATATCACCCCTCTGCGCCTCGTCAACCCAACCTACACTGGGGCCAATACCACTAACTCAATCTACACCACTAACGGGTCAAACACTGTGTGTGTCACCCTTGCCGTAGACCCTAGCGGAATTGTCGATAACTTCTTCGATATCTCTGGTGCTGCAACAGTGGGCGGTATTCCTGCCTCTGAGCTTAACGGTACTCATCAGATTGTCACAGCAGGCACGCCTGCCAATTCCGTTACCTTTACTACGACCACTACTGCTACTTCAACAGTGGCTGGTGGTGGCGGCGCTGGGATCACGGTCAGCTTTGAGATTACTGTTGGGTACGCTAGTGCTACTCTGGGCTATGGCTGGGGTACAGGTGCATGGGGGCATGACAGCTGGGGTTCTAGCTCATCTGTGCCTATCTACTTGCCGCAGCGTGACTGGTGGCTAGACAACTTTGACAACGACCTTGTAGCTAACATCCGCAACGGTGCGCCATATTACTGGGAGCGGGGGGCTACAAGTAGCCCTGTCACTGCGCTTGCTACGCGAGCTATTACGCTACAGGCATACGCTACTAGCCAAAGCTATAGCGCAAACGATGTCCCTATACAGGTTATGCAGCTGCTAATCTCGCAACAGGATAAACACCTGCTAGCCTTTGGGGCAGTGCCTTATGGTAGCACAAGCACGACTGACTTTGATCCTCTCCTTATTCGTTGGGCATCGCAGGATAGCCCCGGTGAATGGGGGCCAACTGTTACCAACAGTGCCGGTTTCCTACGTGTGTCTAGGGGTTCGCGTATCGTGCGTGCTCTCTCAACCCGGCAAGAAATCTTGGTTTGGACTGATAGCAACCTCTATGCGCTGCAGTTCCTTGGAACGACTGATGTCTTTGGCTTGCAGGAGTACGCAGACAACATCTCTATCGCCTCTCCCCGGTCTATGGTGACCGCCGCCAACATCGTCTACTGGATGGGGCAGGATAAGTTCTACGCTTACACAGGCCGCGTGGAGACGCTACCGTGCACCTTGCGCAACCACGTTTTCATGAACATCAACTTCTCCCAGTCTGATCAGATCATCTGCGGGACCAATGAGCAGTGGAACGAGGTTTGGTGGTTCTACCCCACCGCAGACTCCGCATGGAACAATGCCTATGTCGTGTACAACTACCTCGATAAGGTTTGGTACTATGGCACTATCGAGCGTACGGCTTGGCTTGATACCCCACTACGTCACTTCCCACAGGCAGCAGATACAGCAGAAAACTCCACGTCGGGTTATGTTTATAACCACGAAGATGGTGTTAACGACGACGCTATAGCTATGGAAGCTTACATCCAATCAAATGACTTTGACCTCGATGACGGTGAGCAGTTCATGCTCTCACGGCGTATCATCCCTGACATTGACTTTGCCGGGTCTGATACTTCACCTACTCCTGAAGTGACGCTAGAAATCAAGAGCCGCAATTTCCCGGGCAATGCGTTCAACACTAATACGGACGACACGGCGAAGGTAACCCAGACTTCAGTCGGTGCCTATACAGGGCAGGTCTTCATGCGTATCCGTGCACGTCAGATGGCGTTTAAGATTATCTCAGATCAGCTAGGCACCCAGTGGCAGCTTGGCTCGCCGCGCCTTGATGTTCGACCAGATGGGAAACGCTAATGGCTCTCGATAAGTTCAATGCACCGCCGCTCCCTAACCCTCCGGGTGAATGGGATGCGCAGTATATGCGGCAGGTGTTGCGGGTAATTGAAATTTATTTTTCGCAGTTGGACTCCAACACTCCTAACCATGCCCAGAAGTACACGGCAGATACTTTTAACGGTATCTTCGCTGCCAAAAATGTTACCACAACAGCGAAGAACGCTCTTACTCCTAGCGCAGGTTGGGTTGTTTTTGACACCACACTGGGTAAGCTTTGCGTCTATAGCGGGTCTGCGTGGCAGACCGTGACTTCCGTCTAGGTTAGTAGTATAAACGCTTTGACATTCTAAGGACCCGCCATGCAGTCGTTTGACACTCCAATGCAGTCTAGCGAACCTCCTGTTTCTGAGGGCAACGGCGCAGGTCTAAACTCCTTAGCGCAGCATCTGCAGTCGCATGGGCGTGGCGAAGACTCGATGCTCATCCACATGACCCCCGGTGAGGTCAATGGATTGCAGGCTCTTGCTGTAGCGCATGGTGGTTCGCTAACGATTAACCCGCATACTGGCCTGCCTGAAGCTGGTTGGTTGAGCAAGTTGCTCCCAACGCTTATTGGCCTTGGCTTGAACTTCTTCCTGCCCGGTGTTGGTAGCGCTATTGGCGCTGCGCTCGGCGGTATCGGTGCAACAGCTGGTACTGCAATAGCCGTAGGCGCAGGTACAGCCCTAGCTACAGGTGACCTAAAACAAGGGTTTATGGCTGGCCTCGGCGCGTACGGCGGTGCTTCACTGGCTGGTGGTCTTAAAGCTGTTGCTGCTGGCGCTGCCGCACCTATTGCTACGGGAACAGCAACTGGTAATGCGTTTGTTGCTAACCAAGCTAATCAGGCAATGTTGGCTGGCGGTACTGGGATCGGTAGTGCAGTTGATGCGGGTACTGCTGTCACTAATGCAGCAAAATATGCCGTACCCAATACAGTTACTAATGTAGCAAAAACAGGAATTCCGGGTTTTATGCAGGGCTTCTCTAATGCTGCCCAAGGTCTTCCTGCTACCGGCGGTATCGCACCTACTGGTCTTAATGCTATCGCTGCTAAAGCTGCTGTTCCTTTGGCTATGTCTGGTTTGACAGGTGCACTTACCCCACCAATGACGGGCGTTAAAGACCCACAGACGGGGGCAATCAATAATGCCTACCAAGGGCCTTATTACAATGAAGAACGTAATGTTATCGCTAACCCAACGTCTGAAGAGCTTAAGTCTCCTGCTTCTTCAGGCGAACGTAAGTGGTTTGATAAGTCTGTCCCAGCTGTGTTTAACATGCAGGGGCAAATGGTTCGTCCGGGGTCCGATACTGCTGCGGGTACACCGATTATGATGCCAGTGCTAAACCCAAAGGCTAAGAAGGGTGAGCCAATGTTTACGTTCACTCCTCAGCCTTGGAAAGGTAATACCTACGCTCAAACACCAGAGCAGCAGCAGCAATCTGAATTGCAGATGATGATTGACCAGCAGCAGCGCGGCTACGCCGAAGGCGGTATGGTCCATATGAGTGCTGGCTCGTTCGTCATGCCTGCCCGAGAGACTGCTGAGTTTGGTAATGGAAGCACGGATGCTGGACAGCAGGCTCTCTCTGGTCTTGGTGGTATTCCTATTCGGGGTATGGGTAACGGCACGAGCGATGATATCCCTGCTAGTATCGGTGGGCAGGGAGCGCGTGTTGCAAACGGTGAAGTTCACTTCCCCCCTGAAGCTGTCCGCCGTATTGGTCGGGGTAGCGAGCAGCGTGGTACAAACAAGCTATACGCAATGATGAAACAGGCAGAGCAGTCGCGCAAGCAAGTGGCGCGTGGCGGTAATGCTAAGGGTCTTCGCGGCCTGCAAGCGGTCTAGGCATTAGGTAAGGGCTAGGTAACGGCAATGGGCACTTCAACTTCATACGTCAATCAGACTACGACGAACTTACCGACGTATGCTGAGCCTTATTATAACGACCTCATGCAGAGGGCGCAGGCGAACCTGACGCAGGGTTATACAGAATACCCGGGACAACGTATTGCTGACTTCACGGCTGAGCAACAAAAAGTCCAACAGGATATTCTGAACCAACAGACCCCGGGTCAGTTTGGCGCGGGTTCGCAGCTTGCCGCTGCTTCAGGTCTTGGTGCGCTTAATGCAGGTCGGTATACTCCCGGCCAGTTCAATGCCCAACAGATTGGCCAACCAAACCTAAACCAGTACTCTATGTCCGGTCCCGCTAATGTACAGGGGGTGTCTCAAAGCGCACCTATGATGGGTGCCGCGCAGACAAACTATAACCCAAGCCTAAACTATTTCCAGATGCAGCAGCCGCGTGATGTGCAGGGTAATAATGTGCAAGCGAAGGATATGCAGGCTGCGCAGACGGACTATAATCCTACGCTCAACTACTACCAGATGTCGGGTCCGGGGACCTTTGGGTCTACTCAGGCTCAGCAATTCATGTCTCCGTACATGCAGAACGTGGTTGATGTTCAAAAGAACGAAGCTATCCGTGATGCACAGAAGGGACAACTTGCCCAAAACCTTGGCTCCGTGCGTCAGGGGACCTATGGCGGTGCCCGCCAGCTTCTTGCTCAGACAGAAAATCAACGCAATCTTGATACCCAACTTGGGAACATCCAAGCGCAAGGGTCACAACAAGCGTTCCAGAATGCCCAGCAACAGTTCAATACTGAGCAGGGGCTGCAGCAGCAGGCGGGACAACAGAACCTTGCGGCTAATCTTGGTGTACAGCAGCTTGGTACCCAGACGAACACACAGACTGCATTAGCTAACTTGTCAAACGAACAGCAGGCGCGGGTTAACAATCAGGCGCAGCAGTTCCAAGCTCAGGGTATGAATGCCCAACAGGCGCTACAGGCTGCATTAGCTAATCAGCAAGCAGGTCTGACTACAGGCCAGCAGAACCTTAACGCTAATCTGCAAACCCAAGGACTTCAAACCCAGACAGGTCTTCAAACTTCGCTGGCTAATCTTTCGTCTCAGCAGCAAGCTAACGTCCAGAACCAAGCATCGCAACTGCAGACCCAAGGGCTTAATGCCCAACAGGCTATGCAGGCGGCTCTTGCCAACCAGCAGATGGGCTTCAACACGGGCCAGCAGAACCTTAACGCTGCCCTACAGACGCAGCAGCTTGGTACTCAAACTGGCCTTCAAGCGATGATGGCTAACCAGCAGTACAATATGCAGGGTCAGCAGCTGGGTGAGCAGTCGCGTCAGTTTGGTGCGCAGCAGGGGCTTGCTGGCTTACAGCAGGCTAACCAGTCGGCTCAGACGCTTGGAAACCTTGGCGCTATGCAGCAGCAGGGCAATCAGGCCATGTACAACCAGCAACAGGGTACGGCGGCTCAGCAGCAAGCGCTACAACAGCAGACAATGACGCAGCAGTATCAGGACTTCCTGAACCAGCGTGACTACTATAACAATCAGTTGCAGAACTACAGCAGCCTGCTGCATGGTGTGCCAGTGCAACCGAACACAACTTCGACACAGACAGCACCTCAGCCGGGGCTTGCTTCTCAGCTTGTTGGCGCGGGTCTTGGTGCTGCTGGCATTTACAATACCTTTAAGGGATAAATTAGGTGGAAACTAAGCCATTTAGCATTCAGTCCCCCGAGGCTATTGCCAAGGACTACGGCGGCAACAAACAGAAGATTGCTCAAGCCATGCAGATGGGGATTATTGACCCTACTGCGGGTACGTTGGCTGGTATGTTCATTGACCGGATGCGTGCAGCTGCGCAGCAGGAACAGGCACCTCAGCAGACTGTTGCTCAGCAGGTTATGGCCCCTCAGCCTCCACCCGCTCCTCCTGCGCCGCCTGCTGGTCCTCCCGCAGGGCTTGGTGCTACGCCGCAAGCGGCACAGATGGGTCCACCACCCGAGATGGGTCAACCTAGCGCTCCACCTCCCGGCATGGCTGAGGGTGGCATGGTGCCTTCCTATATGGGCGGCGGCATTGCTGACTTGCCCGTCCCTAATGATATGTTCAACTCTGCCGCAGGCGATAGTGATAGTCAGCAGTATGCTGGTGGTGGGATTGTTGCATTTGCTCGTGGTGCAAATGGTGATCAGCAGGATGATGATACTGAAGAAACAACGGTAACTGCAGCACCTAAAGCTCCGCTTATGGCAACTACCTATGCAGTTCCTAATGTAATTAGTAATTATGCTGCAGACCCATCAAAAAATCTTGCCGCTATTCAGGCGCTAGCTCCGCTTCAAACTAAGCAAGCAGACCGAGCTACAAAAGCCTATGAAGCAGAACTTACTCCTGAAAGCCTTAAGAAAGCTAAACGGGATGATATGTGGATGGCGCTAGGACAGATTGGTGCGACGATGGCTACTACTCCGGGTAGCTTCTTGCAGGCTGCTGGTGCGGGAATTGGTAGCGCCCTTCCGGGTATCCGTGCTGCTGCTTCAGAACGTAAAGCTGATGAACGACTAATGTTAAAAAACCTTCAAGAGCAGGAAGGTCTTAGCAATAAGGATGCTAAAGAAGCTAGGACTCTCGCTATGGAAATGCAGAGCAAATATGCTTCGCTTGCGGACGCACTGCAGGACCGTGCCTTTAAGGATAAGTGGGAAAATATGAGCGATGATGCTAAGCGCTACATCGCTAAACTTGAAACTGCAGCTACTATTCAAGGACATCAAATCGGTGCTGGTGCTACAGTAACGGCAGCTGGTCTTGGCCTTGATCGTGAATATCAGCAGCAAAGAACTTCTATCCTTAAAATGGTAACAGAAGCAGCTGGTATAGGTGGTCCACTACATAAGGATTATCAAGTAGCTGTAAAATTAGGTGGACCAGCTGCGGGCAACAAATTTATTAACGATAATGTTGATGCACTTACTGGTAAGGGTATGGGTACCACTCCAGCCGTACCTAGTGTACCAAGTATACCACCACCTCCTGCGGGAGCCGTTAGAGTTCGAAAAGCAGGAAGCTAAACGTGACTGAATATACGGTTAAAGTTGGCAATACTGAGTATGATGTAACTGCCCCTGATGCCGATACAGCATGGCAGTGGGCATATATGACTCACCAACAGGAAGCCACTCCTGCTCCTACTCCTGCTCCTACTCCTGCTCCTACTGTTGAACCTGTTAAAACTGGGCAAGAGGATGAAGGCGGCTTTTTCCATGAGCTTGGTAAAGGTTTGCGAACTGGTATCAGCCAGATTGCCTCTACACCTGCGGCCTTTAAGCTACAGTTAGCTGCAACAGGTGAGCATGAAGTTGCTCATACGCTTAGTTTGTTCGACCAGATTGATGCTGGAAAATATAAACCCCAAGAAACTATGTCTGCAGCACAAGCAGCAATGTTTGGGGGGGAGGCAAATACCGACCCAGCAGTTGCTACTGAGCGTGCAGCATATGAGTATGCAAAGGCATCCTCAGCGCAACGTAAAGCTATTCGCGAAACCTATGTAAACGCTAATACGCAAGGCATCAAAGACGTTCAGTCTGGCGTTGCTGCAGAAGCTACAGAAGCTGCAAAGATGGCTCCCTACCAACCACGCGTAGGAAGTTTTTCAAGTATCAAAAATCTCGGGGATGTTCGTGACTATCTTGGTGCTACCGTTGGTCAGGTCCTACCACAAGCTGCAGCAGTTATGGGTACTGCTGCAATTACAAAATCCCCTGCTGCTACTGCCGCTATCAGTGGAGCGATGACCTATGGGTCAGAAACAGAGGATCGTGTTCGTTTTATTCAAGATCAGGTAAAAGACCTACCCCCTGAAAAGCAAGCTATTGCGATTGCTGACTACTTACGTAAAACTAAAGATACCACAGCAATGGTAGCTATTGCTTCTGGTGCGCTCGATCTTGCTGGTCCTACTGGTAGTATCCTTAAAAAAGCTTTTGCTAAGGAAGTAGGTGAAGAGGTTATCCATAAAACTGTTGGTGAAACAATTAAAGCCGGTCTTAAGGAAGCCCCTAAGGAAATTGGTGAAGAACTCCTAACTGGTGGTGCACAGGAAGCCGTTTCGATTGCTGGTGAACGTAATATTGGCGAACAAAAAGGCCCTGCACTAACTAACGCAAACTTTATGCGAGTGTTAGACTCCGCTATTGCTGAGGGTATTGGTGGTGCTGCGGGAACAGTAATTAATACAGGTGTAGAAACCGGTGAAACTGTACTAAGAAATAAAGAACAAGTACGACTTGATCGAGAGCTAGTACGGCAGGCTAAAGCTGCAGGTATTGATCTCGATAATAAATCAATCAAGGATACTTATAACGCTGCTGTAGCTAAATTTAAAGCCGAAGGGAACTCCGAGGACCAAGCACTTATCCTAGCTAGCCGTGAGCTACCTCGTCTTATTGGTGTCACTCCTGAAAACCTTGGTGAGGTTCCCGGTAATGCGTCTGCAGCCCCTGCGCCTACAGTGCGCGTGGCTAATGTCAATCAGGCAGCTCCTCTCCCTGAGACCGTGCGTACGCCACTTCAAGAGGTTACCCCCGAAGCGCTTAATGCTGCTCTGCCAGCTATTGATGCTGGGTTTGAAGAGTATGCAGACGAGTTCAACGATGCGTACGGGGTCACAGAGCTTACACCTGATGTTCGTCAAGCCGCTGCAAAGATGATCGTCGCGGAGCCTAACATCGCTCCATACGATGCGCTGCATAGCGTGCTTCAAAATGTTCAGCAGGCTGCGCCTACGGCTGCTCCTGTAGTAACTCCAGTTGACGTACAGGCTACCCAGCCTGTCACGCAAGCCATCGAGCAGGCGACTGCACCGACTGGCTCTAACATCCCTTCGCTGGCTGAGGCCGCTGCGCGAGATACGGGTATTGTTGAACCCCCTGCCCCCGCCACTGCCCTTGCTACCTCCGTACCACTTACAGTCACTAACGGTAACAAGATTAAGAAAGACCCTATCAGTGGTGCTGTGAACCATGTGGTTGACCTAAGTGATGGCACTACCGTCACCATGTACCGGGACACTGAGCAGTTTGGTAAGAGCAATCCTGTTTGGTATGTGGAAGACCCACTTATTCCAAACACACCTGAAGGGCCTTACCAAGGCGGTATTGGCTCTACTAAACAAGAAGCACTGGCAAACGTAGCAAAATACGTAGAAAGAAACCGCCCACAGAAGATTGCCCCTACGGAAACGGTTGATCAGACTGCAGCAACCCAAGAAGAACCCGCGCCCGTAGAAGAGCAGGTGCAGGAAGAGCAGACCCCTACTGAGCCTACAGCAGGTGAAGTGGCAAGGGAGCGTAACCTTGACCCGGGAATGTTTACTGAAGGCGTTCGTGACGTAGAGCGCGGTGCTGAACCGTTAGCTGATGAGCAAGTCCTTGATGCTGGAGGGCAAGAAGCCCTTGATGCCTATAAGGCCGGTATAGAGTACGCTACCCAGCAAGAGGCTACCAACGAAGAAGCCACCGCCGAACCTGCGCCTCAGGAGCAGGAGCAGGAGCAACCTGCTAACCTACCCGCTGTTGTCCAAGAAACACCACAACCGTCGCGTAAAATGAAAGCGCGGATTATAGGTTTGAATGCTGTCTTTGATGATATTGCAGAGCAGTTTGATGCTGCCGCTACACGGGGTGATGTAAAGAAATTCATCGAAGGTCTAGTTAAAGACAAAACCATCGATGCAAGCGAAGCAGCTGAAATCCTTTATACGCTACAGGACCAAAGCGTGGGGGCACTTGATGCCGCTAAGGAAGACCTGCAGGGCCTAATCAGCACTGCCTACGAAGATCGTCTGAACAAAATCCAAAAAGAAGAAGCTCCCAGCCAGCGCTACCGCCGCGAAGGCACGGGGCAAGGGGTCACCAAGGAAGCCGTTCAGGATTACGTCAATGGCCTAATTGCGAACTGGAAGGCAAACCTCAACGTCAACGTCATCAACTCGATTGATGACCTTCCTGCTAATTTAAAAGAAGCTGTCATTAGCGACGGTGCGCAGGAAGCGCAGGGTTTTGTCACTGCTGAGGGCGATATCTACATCCTTGCATCCAACCTCAATGAGGTCAGCGATGCTGCGTCTACCATCTACCATGAGGGTCTAGGGCACCTTGGCCTACGTGCGCTCTTCAATGAGCGCCTCGATAAGGTCCTGCAGCAAATCTACGACGGCAATAAGAAGCTGCGGGATGAGGCTGACACTTGGTTCGACGAGAACACTAACGCATACCCCGAGAACTCGAACCCCCGCCTGCGTGCACTAGAAGAGGTTCTGGCTATCCAGTCAGAGGAAGGCCGCGTAGACGCAAGCATCTGGGCAAAGCTCACTGCGGTCATCAAGGACATGGGTCGCCGCCTAGGTATCAAGTCCAACTTCTCGGATAGCGAAGTGCGAGCCATTCTGGCTATGGCACACGACCAGATCATTAACGGCCCCCGTGAGAGCGCTGTCGTTAAGGGCCTGCGCTACATGATCAATGCGTGGCACGGAGGGCATAACTTCGATAGGTTCAGCCTTGAGCATATTGGGTCGGGTTCAGGTGCGCAGCTTTTCGGCTGGGGTCTGTACTTTAGTTCTAAAAGGTCCCTCGCTGAACATTATCGGAATAGGGTAGCTAATCCAGCAACCCGAGATATTATTATTGATACACCAGATGGTACGCAAGGTGTTCTGTATTGGAATGTTAATGCTCTTTTGCCTTATTTAAATCTTTCTGGAACAGATCAAAATTACCCAGCAGAATTTGCTTTAAACAATATTCGTCAAGGGATGAGCCTTAATGAAGCAATTGAAGATATGCGTTTAAACTACCCTCATTACCCTAAAGAAGATGTAGATAAAGCAGCAGCAGCACTTCGTGCTGCTAACCCACGATTGGAAAAAGCAAAAAGTAGCGTATATAATGTTAATATTGATACTGACGAAAGCCACATGCTTGATTGGGATAAACCATTTGATAAGCAATCAAAGTATGTTCAAGAACGTCTAGATGAGCTAGGTCTCATTGATAAAACTGAAGAGCTAGATTTAAAACACAAGTTAGAAGTTGCGGAACAAAAAGCTAAATTCTTCGATAAAGCCTACAATAAATTTGTAAACGCTGGACGAGGAAGTTTAACTGAAGAAGAGTTTATAAATAAAGCCTCGTTGCTTTATCGTAACCTTAACGAAAATTTAGATGATATACGTTTTCTTAAGAGACAACTAAAAGCCGAAAGGCAAGGGCAATCGTATTATGGACGTTTAGCAGAGAGGCGTGGTTCCGATAAAGCAGCATCCAAAGCCCTGCTCGAAGTAGGTATCACTGGTACTACATACGAGGGGGATGACACCGGTGCGCGTAACTACGTCGTCTTTGATGACAACGCCATCGATATAGCTAACAAGTACCAGCGTAAGAAGAAGACTGACCCCAGTAAGGAACTGCTGCGGGCTGAGCAGCTGCTTGCACGATCTCGTAACCCGGGTAATATGATTGAAGCAACTTCAACTATGATGAAGGTGCAGCGCAGCAAGCGTCGCCTAGAGCACTTGATGCAAATCATTCCAAACTACCTCACGACTAAACAGGGTCGTTTGATGTTGCAGTTTCTGTCTCCCGCAGATGTCGTGCATATGGCTACCCGTGCCTCTGCTGCTCTTGGGGGTCGCCTTAATAAGCTCAATACTGCGCTACAGGAGATGCGGGATACGTCTGCAAGTATGCGGGCAACGATCCAAGATAGAGCATATCGATGGGATAAGTTTAATGTCCGCTTTAAGGAAGGTGGGCAGCAGCTCTCTGATCTCTTGAACCTTTCTACGCTCTACGACATCGATGTACGTCGTGCAGACAATGTTCAGGATTTCCTCGCGCAGGATGACAAGATTAAAGAGATTAAGGCGGATACTAAGCTTGGAAATATTGCCAAGACTAGACGTATCAAGACCCGTACTGATCTAGTTGGAGCCGCCTATAAACGGCGAAATGCCCTTATGACCCCTGCTAATGGTAAGGGTGAAGGACTTAAAATTTACGATATAGCTATCAAAGCTGGTCGGGAAGTTTTCGACCGACAACTAGCTGGGACGATAGCTCGGGTTGAACAGTCAAAACTGTCTGATACCCGTAAGGTTACTGCTGTTAAGGCAGTGAAGGCCCTATTTGCAGCGGCTGAGAAGATCGGCCTTTACTTCCCACTTGGGCGTGAAGGTGACTTCTGGATGCGTGTTGGTATGGGTAAGGACCGAGGCTACCACTCATTTGCAAGCCAAATTGAACGCGATCTTGCTATGCGGGAGCGCTACGATGAAATGGTAACAAAGGGTGAGAAGCGTTCTTATGATGAAATTATCTACGCTGGTGAGATGAGTTCAGGGGATAATACCAATACCCTACAACAGGATATCATCGATAACGATCCCACAGGTATGTTCCAAAAGGTTCTCAATGAGCTAGATGCTGGGAAAATTTCAGACCTTAAAGCTGTTAAAGAGCAGCTGACAGAGATGTACCTACAGACGCTGCCTAAGCTTGCACAGGACGCTGCTATGCAGCATCGGCAAGGTATTGCGGGCTTTACAGCTAATACCCTTCGAACCTTTGTGAACGCACAGAACTCAGCGGCAAGCCGCCTTGCGCGTCTTGAGCATAGCGGAGCTATCCGTGATAATCTCGCTACAGCCTATGCTATCCTACAGAATGACCCTGATCAGGACCAGTTGAGACCCTATGTCGATCAGATGGCTGAGTTTGCTGGTCAGCAGCTAGCCCCAACTAAAGGTAATCCAAGCGCAGAAGCAGCATCGAATGCAGCGAACCAGCTTGTATTCCACTACACTATGACCAGCATCAAGACAGCTATGATCCAGATGCTTCAGCTGTCTATCGGCATGAATGCCCTTGTACGAGACTATGGCTGGCGTGCCCCTGCACAAGCCTATCGCTATATGACTAACCTTAATCATATCTTTAGCACGACAAGACTTGATGAAGATGGAAATGTTATTACTAATTGGGGTCAGCCTTCTATTAGGAATAGCGGTTATATTAAGAACACACGGAACGCTGAAAAGCGTGCCGCACTAGAAGCTATCTGGGAAGGTGGTAATAGTCGAGGAGCTTACTCCCATAACTATACTGGCGATGTTATGGGTACTCCGCATGTAGATACTAATACATACGGTAATGGGCTATTGGATAGCACTCGCAAGACCTATAACTTTGTGAGTAAATTTATGTCGGGAGCAGGCTTCCATACAGAACGGTTGTCCCGTGAGATTATGTTTATGTCTGCTGGTGAACTTGAATACAATAAACTTCGTAAACAAGGTGTTAGCCATATAGATGCCATCAAACGTGCAGAGCAGAGAGCAGCTGAGCTTACTACTGAAACCATGTTTGACTATGATCCTAATGTAAAGCCCATGATTGCTCGTGGCCCTATTGGTCGCGTTATGTTTAAATTTACAACCTATCCAATGAATATGACTTCATTACTCGTTCGAAACTTCTATAACGCTGTGAAGCTCAAGTCCTCACTACAAGAACGTCGTGACGCTTCGATCATGTTCTTTGGTACGCTAGCCAGTACCTATATGTTTGCAGGTATGACTGGTCTTCCTCTTTATAGCATGTTCATGGGGCTTGCTGACCTTGCTCGTGAATTGTTCCGCCCACTATGGGAGGATAAGGATAATCCTGACGAATATAATGAGGACTCTGGGAACCCACTGGCCTATGCCAATATGGACCTTTGGTTCCGTACATACTTCATCCCTCGGTACCTTGGTGGTGCTACACAGGATGAGGCCGTTGAGCGGCAGGGTACACCTGAACAGCAAGAAGCTGCTGACAAGCAACGTGCGCTTAACCAAAGAACAGTAGAGATGGGACCGATCTCTGCCTACACAGACCTTAATTTTAGTGGATCGATGTCTCTCAATGATATGTTCCACCATGATCCCGGTCAGGTGAAAAGCGTAACAGATGCGGTAAAGAACCTTCTACTGAGCACAGGGTTTGCTGCTGCTGGTAGCGTAGCTACACAGATGGCACAAGGTATCGATCTAATGTTGCAAGGGCAGTATGAGCGAGGGGCTGAGAAGCTCATCCCATCTAACTTCCTACGGCAGCCCCTGATTGCTCAACGTCTTCAGCAGGAGGGATATATTACTCCTAAAGGCGTAGTCCTTAAGGAACCCGAGTTCTACACTGCGGGTAAGGTAGCCGCACAGTGGGCTGGGTTTGGCTCGACTGAAATTGCGCAGATGCAACAGCAGAATAACCTCTTCAATGAGGTCACTGATAAAGTCGATCAGAAACGATCTAGCATCCTTAACCGCTATAGCCTTACACACTACAAATATGAGCTAAACCCTACAGATGCGAATGCTGCCACTGCCGAAAAGGCTGAAGAGCTACTCGATGAGTACAATTCAGACTATGGGGCTATCAATCCGATTACAGGTAAGCAGCTAAAAGAAGCAATCGATGCGTTCATGACAAACCGTGAAATTGCTAAGGAATTGGGTGGCCTACAGACCAACAAAAAATATTGGGATGCTGCTCAGGCTATGCGAGAACCCAAGACCAAATAATAAAAAGCCCCCCAGTTGGTGCAAACTGGGGGGCTAGTGGCTCTAAGGGAGAACCGAGGAAGGAGCAACTTCCTGATACTAAGGGATACTCACTGACGCCAGATACGTAAACCCCTAATCCCATCGTAGATCACTACTTTCATCAAAATCTTCATCCGCAGACGTCCGCAGACGTCCGCTACCGTCCGCTTAGCATCGCTGGTATCGAGGCAAGGGAAGAAGATCGACGTGCCCTTTCTGAAGGCCCGCCAGTTAATGTTATAGTCAACCCCCGCTACTCTCATCAACCTGCTCTGTATCTTCCATATCTTCAGCCCACTCTGACACCTCTGGCGGCACTGGCATATCGATGCCGATAAGGTCGTGCATGTTGAGGAAGCCGTTCACGGACGTGTCGAACACTAGTGAGTAGACCCCGGGTGTAATGACCTTCATACCCTTCGATAGCCGCTTCACTTCAGTCGTGAGGTAGATACCCTGCTTCTTAAGTTGGGCTAAAGTTTCCTTGTAGTTGACCTGCATATCAACGCAGTCGTTCTTGAAGTGCTTTGCAGTGAGATACATCCGGTGTGTGTCTGGCTCGTAGCGCACCAACAGTTCACGGTCTGGCTCAGAGATAGGCAGCATCGGCATCTGGGTGCGCCGATCCACCTTATCATTCACGACGAGGATGTTCTGCATGTGGCGGTTCAGGTAGTCCCCGAGGATAGTCACGAGGTCCGTAGCTGGCGGCTGCACATCTTCACGCAGGACTAGCAGCATCTGGGTAGCCCACTTATAGATACGCACCATGTCCCAGTCGATCAGGCCAAGCTTCTTAGCGATCAGGCCACCAACGATATTTGCAGCAATCACTGCGGACCAGAAGCGCTCGCGCTGCGTCAGCTTAAGCTCACGGTCCAGCTTGGCTTGCACGGCTTGGAACGTCTTGATGACCTCTGCCTTTTCCTTGATGAGGTACTCGGCATAGATCACCCCTGCATGGCCGTAGTTGCCAAACAGTTGGTGGTCAAACATCTGCTTAGCAAAGTCCACCTCAAGGACGTCGGTGTAGTCGATCTTGTACTCCAGCATCCGCATCATCTCGCCGTCTGGCGTGGTCTTCGCCTTAACCAGCTTCTCGTAGAAGGATGCGTTCGAGGAGCAGAGGCTGATTGTCTGCCAGCGCGTGTTATTGACCCGTAGCTTGTTGCCACTGGCTTCCATGCGCTCCTTGCCCTTACCGTTAGCCATAGCGTAGGCGAAGTCGGAGAAGGCTAGGGGGGCCATGTTGGTCACCTCGTCCACCGTATATGGCAGGTGGTTATACACGCCTAGGCGCATGATGCTGGCGTTCACCGTGTCCTGTGGGGTCGTGCAGAGGTGCCTAGGGTGGCCCCAGACGCTGTTGCACATATGGAGGATGGTGGTCTTACCCGTACCCGAATTTTGATGGATGACGTTGATGATGGCACCGCTCTGGCCCGAGAAGCGCAGCAGGGGTGCACCGAAGGCGGTAAGCGCAGCGAACGCATTACCTTCAAGCCCTTCACGTCCGTAGATGTTGAACACTTCCTTCCACTTCTCAAGGGTACCGACTGCACCCATGTGCCCAGCGATCTGCTCTGTGGTGGATGAAGGGGGGCTATAGAAGATGCCCTCTGCGGTGACTTCCTTGTCACCTACGATGAATTTGCTGTCGTTGTCAGCCCAACCGAATTGAAGTCTCATGAGTTCTGCCTTTGGTCCATGTTGAAAGGTTGCGATTGCTAGGATTAGGTAGTCACAGATAAGATCGAAACGCTTGGCACCAACCATCACGCCTTCGCCTGATAGGATTTTGCGTAGCTCTGCTTTGTCTGTGACTTTGTTATTAGGGATAATGAACTCTTTCACACCGTCACTGGGTGTGTGCAGCCGGATCACTACGACGTCGCGCAGCACGGGGTCGTGCATACGCTTCACGACATAGAGGTCATTCTCGTAGACGAAGACTGGGTCGCCCTCGCCCTTGAAAGGTTCACGCCAGATGCCACCCTTCTCGCCGCGATAGAACGGCTTGGGGTACTCTGGGATGACAACTGTCTCCATCTCACCCGTCTGCTCGTTAAGCATCTCCACTGTGCGATCTTCGACGGTGGCACGAGGAACTATCATGCCTAGTGTGATGGGGTTCTTGATCTTCCCGAGGTGCGGACACCCAGCGCAGCCGCCCGGGTTATTCCGCTCGATGGTGGCGCAGTTGTGGGGCTGCTCAATGTGAGCGATCTTCTGCACCGTCTTAACGGGGTCGTAGTCGGGGTGCTGGTTAGACAGTAGGTGGATGGACTTGTCGGCGTCATTGCAGAACTTCGCTACGGACAGGGCATCGAACCACCGAGGCTCAGAGATAGTCGTCTGGTTATTGAAGCAGTCCAGAAGCTGCTGGCACCCGTCACCCTTAGCGCTGCGCACCATGATCCGCTTGAAGCTCTTACCAATGCTTTCCTGCATCGCTAGGCCAAGGGCAGTAAGGGGGCGCTTAGGTGGGACTGGCTGGGGCGACGGCATCTTAATACCCAGCAGCTGGACAAAAATATCAAAGTCGGTCGGCTTGCCCTCATGGATTACCGATACGGGGCTAGGCGTAGCGCCCTTAAAATTGTAGGTGCCGGGGATGCGCAGCACCCGGGACACTTCGAAGACTGCTTGGTCAACATAGAGGTCATGGGTGACGCAGAGTTCGCGTAGGCGAAGCGCAACAGGCTCCCACTCCTCGCGGGTAATCTCTGCAGTCAGCGGCCAGTACACGTGTAGCCCGCGCCCTGAGTTGACGAGGATGGGCTTAGGTAAGCCGATGGTCCTGCAGAACTTCTGCAGTGCGCTTAAGGCCGTAGGCTGATCGATGTAGCCGTCAGGTCTTTTGGTCTTTGGGTTCACTACTGCCTTGGTAGGTCCGCAGTCGATGTCCAGCCAGAAGGACTTCATGGCTTTGACGTTGGCCTTTTTTCGGCCCGAACCATCGATGTACTTTGCTACACCGAAGAACACATTCCGTTTCTGCTGCACCAGCAAAGCGGTAACTTCGTCTACTTCCTCGCGGGTCTCGACGAGGTACTGCTTGATATTATCGACGCCCTTGATGCCAAGCACGGCGTACCATCCAGAGGACGGCTGTACAGCATTCAAGAGGTCAAATTGGGTCATGTGCACCAGTCAGCGGGTTAGCCCCGCATATGCTTATTCGAACGAATTGATGTAGGACGCGATTGCAGCAACTAGCCAAGGCCGGGGATTAGTCGTGCCCACAAACCAGTTATAAACTGTCTGTCGACTAACCCCCATCTCCTCAGCTACTTCCGTAACCGGAACGTCATGCTTGATGCACACGCGCCCAAGGCGGACACCCAGCAAGATACTGGGTGCCCTCTGGTTAAGCTCGTATAGCCTTCGGCTATAGCCTAGCGACATACTCAGTCCTCGTCATCATTCCAAGCGTTCAAGATAGACACAAGGTCACCGGTCACGGCAGGGGCTTCTTCGACGGCAGTGGGCTTGGCACTGCGCTTCACTGGCGTAGGTGCGGGTTCATCCTCTTCGTCGTCAGGCTCGTCGGAGCGCACGACTGCAGGAGCAGCCTTTGCTGCTTCCTTCTTAGGCTCAGCCTTCGCACCATCCATAGCGGCAACAGTCAGCTGCACGTACTTCTTGGTCTCGGGGTCAGCCTGTGCACTTTGAACAAGCGCATACTCTTCGTCACTGATACCGCGCAGCGGGGTGAACAAAAGCTCCATGCTATCAGCGTTCAAGTCATAGCTGATGTTGGTCACCACTGTGTCAGGGCTTTCGCCATTGCCTAGCAGGTACTTCACGTAGCTCTCGAACGGATGGACGTTGCCGTTGCCCTTACCAAAGAGGGACTTGGCTGGCACGTTGAACTGATAGACTTCGCCCGTGGGATCACCTTCGAGTAGGATAGCGATACGGCGCTGGAAGCGGCAAGCGCGACCACCGTTCTCACCCGAACCCTTGATGTTCTGCGAGCAGTCAGTGCAGTTAGAGGCTTGCTTGTTAGTAGCACCCGCCTCAGGCTTATCGCCAAGGTTTGACCAACAGTCAGGGAGGGTAGCCTTAGCATTGGGGTCATACTTACCAGCATAGAACTGGCGCGAGACCTTAGGCAGGGCGTCCACGATGATAGCGTTGAACTCGCCACGGATGGCATTGCCGTTCTGCTCGCCGTTGATCATGCGCTTGAACGTACCGTTAGTGTTGGTAGCGATGCGGCGCATATTGCTAGTAGCAGCAAGGCTCTTAGCGAGACCGGTAAGCTCGCGCTTACCAGTGGTCGAGACTGCACCAGCTTGTTTGAAGATAGAGAGGTTAGACATTTTCAGCCACTCCAGATAGGAATTGATAGAAGAGGTCGGCAATCTCTGTGACAAGAGACGGGCCTACCGTGATTTTGTCTTTAGGAGTTAGGATAGCTACGTAGCTAAGTGCCGCATCCAGCGCCTGTTTGCGCAAGATGTTATCGGTGGTTCTCTGTTCCATAATTTTATCGCTCACTTGTTAGTAGGTTTGCGGACTTGGACAATATATTTGCGGTCGCACTGCAACCCTGCCGGAAAGGCTTCGGGGTTATCTTGCAGGAACTGCTTCATATTGCCGTTGTGGATACGCTGCTCCAGAAGTTGCGGCGCATCATTCTCTTTGATGAAGCGGTACATCGTTTCCCAATCACTCGTCCAATAGCGAGCGTTGATACGGCGGCTAATCGTGCCGCTGGGGGTCTTGATGCTATCGGCGTTCTGCTCATTGCAGACCTCCAACAGCTTGTTCCCAACGATGTCTAGTTGGTCCTTAAGAGCAGTTATTGCTTCCTTGTGCTGCTCTTCCGCTTCATCGATAACGCCTCGGATTTTTCTGTATACAGACACCAAGTCGTTAACGGACAAATCAGTTTCGGTCATAGTTGCTCCTTCACCCTAAGGCCACACCAGATTAACTTAACATTTTACAGTGTCAAGCGTCCGCTGTGGCGATCTGGCGATAGAGGTCGATAATTTTCTCGTGGTTCGTGATGTTGTTCTGAAGCATGTGGTAGAGCTTCGCTTCTACGTCACTACCCCGAATGTGCACCACCGTCATGGGGTTATGCTGCCCCGGGCGGTTGATGCGGGCATTGGCCTGAAGGTAGGTCTCCACGCTTGTCACGGGCGCATACCATATAACAGTGTTAGCTGCCGTGAGCGTCAGCCCATGCGATGCAGCCTGTGGCTGGATGATGAGCACATGCGGGTCCTTGCGGGTCTGGAACTCCTGCACGATCTCGCTGCGGCGGTTCACTGGCACCCTGCCGTTAATGACGTCGCAGGAGATGCCTTCCTTCTGTAGCCTCTCGCGTAGTAGCTCGATGGTATGTGTGAAGGGGACGAAGACCAGCACCTTATGGCTAGCTTCTTCAATGACTTCCAAAACAGCCGTCAAACGGTTGCTTACATCGAACTCGATGACCTCGCCAGTATCCGAGTAGACCGCGCCTCCGCTGATCTGCAACAGCTTGTTGATCTTGGTGGCGGCGTTGACCGCACTGACCTCCTCGCCCGCTGCTTCGAACAGCATCTCATCCTTAAGCATCTTGTAGTAGGAGAACTGCATCTTGGTGAGCGGAGCTTCGCGCTCCATATAGGTGACGTCAGGTAGGTCCAGACAGTCCTTTCTCTCAAACCGGATGGCAGGTTGCAGCACCCTATGCACGACGCTCTCGGCCTGTGGCTTTGCTGTCCACTTAAACTGGGTCACCTTGTACATGACCATATCGCGGAACGAGCCGTAGTACTTGGGGCAGTTGTCGGGGTTCACCAGCTTAGCTAGGCCGTAGGCATCCAAGGGTGATTGTGCTGCTGGCGTACCCGTAAGCATCCATAGGCGGGAATTAGTCGCGCCGACAATGCGGTTCAGTATCTTCCAGCGGGCCGTCTGTGCATTCTTGTAGGCGCTAGCCTCATCCACCACGATCAAGTCAAAGCCACCATTGAGAACAGCATCCTCGACAACAGCCAACCCATCGAAGTTGAGGATCACGAACTCACTGCCCGCATTGACGATCTTCTCGCGCTGCTTCGCTGCCCCGTGGGCGACAGAGCAAGAGCGGTGCATCGCAAAAGTAAACAGGTCCTGCTGCCACGCAGCCTTCATGATGGACAGAGGGCACAGCACAAGGACGCGCTTGATCTCGCCCAGCTTCATCAGATAGTCCGCAGCCCAGATGACCGATGCGGTCTTACCTGTACCCTGCTCGTTGAAGCAGAACGCCTTATCGTTAAGGGTAAGGAAGGAGGCGGTTTCCTTCTGGTGATCAAACGGCTTGTGTTTGCCTGTCCATGTGTACCGCCCCTTGATAGGTGAGGGTGGGCTAGCCACGCCAAGGCGCATAAGCTCCTTGGTCTCCTTGAGACCCCAGTTCACTGCAACTTCATACGTGTCCCCGTCCTGCTTATAGACGGTACTCTTTTTGATATTGTCAGTGATGGTCTTGGGGTCGGTCGTTGTGACGAGTAGCACCTTATCGTCAACGCTTTGCATTACTTCTTCCGTTCTCGCTTGCTAGTCTCTGACACCAGATTGTGTTTGCTGTCCCGCTTGAAGGAGCGGTTCTCGGCGGCGCTCTCGACGCGCACACCCTGCTTATTGCTGCCGCCCTTATCGAAGGCCACCTTGTGAGCGACGTCCTTGCCGTCCCCCTTGCTGACCTTGCCCTCCTTCATGAGCCTACGACGCTCGGCATTACGGGCAGCGCGGTTCTTCTTCTGCTCGGGGCTGGCTTCGTACTTGGCAGCGTTCTCGTACTTGCGGTCAGCTTTGTTCTTGTAGGGCATGACTACCTCCGTGGGCGGTGATGTTCGCACTTTACCACAGGGCACCACCCGCACAAAGGCCCAGACTTCGGGTTCCAGACGCCGCTCTCCATAGCTGCCTCTAGCTGGTCTAGCTGCTTATCGAACACGGACATATAGGTATCGAGGTTCTCGCGCAGGTGAACCTTCTTTGGGAACTCATTGCTAACCACGTAGAGCAAACCAGACTTGATCTTGTTCACCTCGGGGAAGTGGCAGAAGATCGCCCCTGCCATTAGGTCCAGCTGCTTCATGTCGGCATACTTGGCGTTCTTGCCTGTCTTGTAGTCAATCATAGAGGCCGTATCGCCGTTCACGATCAGCAGGTCCACGATGCCACGCCACCAGACGTTCTTACCAAAGAAGGTGGTAGGTGCGTAGCCAGTATTCGTATGGGCCACACCCAGCTTAAGCTCGGTGTACTTATCGCCCGGGAACTTATCCAGTGCTTCCACTACGCCAGCATACTGTTTGAACTTAGGCGGGATGGGTGTGCCAGCCTTAACGAATAGCTCAGCAGCTTCATGGAACTCAGTCCCATAGTCAGCCTCAGGGCCAGCCTCGTCCTTGACGTCCTTGACCACCTTGAGATGGAAGTACTTCTTCGGACATTGGTCGAAGGTCTTGATGCTGCTGTAGGACCAAGCGGTCATGGTATTTCCTTTAATTCACGGGCTGCGTTACGCACTTGAGATACGGTATTGAGCACGACGCGCCTATCTGCCTCTTGCCTCCTACCTCGGGGGAAGACAGCTACCAATCTACCACATAACATCACCTTGTGGTGTTTTGTACCTAGCTTAACATCCCAAGGGAGGCCCGTATTATCTAGGGCCTCCCGCAATTCGTCCGGTAGTTTCACTTCAGATTTCCCCCCGACTTCAGCATGTCCCCGTTGTAGACGTAGGTCCCAACGTGGTCCAACTTCACGAAGGGGTGGGCGTGAACCTTCCCCCCGTGTTTGCGAAACAGTTCGCAAAAATGATAATCTTCTGAAAGCAGTGCACCGCTCTCATCAATGCTGGTGGCAAAAAACTCATGCGTCAAGGGTTTAGCATATTCCCCATCAGCCTTGATAAACGATGACACTCGATAGGTCGGCACATGCGGCGCGAGGTGGTCGAACACCGCCCGCTTGATGAGCATGAAGCCAGTACCGCCATGCCGCACCTCAATGACACCCCGCTCGTCTGTCTCGACGTAGCTCTCTCCGATCATGTTGAACACGAACGCGCCACCGTAATCCTCAAGGTCATCCTTGCCAGCGAGCGCTGCGCGTTTGACGCTATCCCAGTTCACTTCCTTCTTAGGATAGATGCCGCACACGATGTCATCGTCTACGGCTAGCAGGTGAGCAACAGCGTCCCCATCGAAGCCGATGTCCGCATCGATGAACATCAGGTAGTCACAGTCTGTGGCTAGGAACGTACGGGCAAGCTCATTACGCGCCCGGGTGATAAGGCTCTCATTGGTCATATGCGCCCAGCGCACCTCGACACCCAGTTCGCGCATCTTGTTCATGGTGTTCAGCAAGCCCAGCACGTACATGCCAGTGCACATGCCGCCGTACATGGGGGTGGCAATCATGATCTTCGGGCGCTTAGTCTTCACCTTGATCTCATCTAACATTGTTAGGCTCCCCTCTTGCGGATAACCATCTGGTACCCGACGTGGACGATCTCTACCTCTTCAGCGAAGATGTTCATGAAGGCATCAATAGCTAGCTTCGGGCGGTGCAGGATGTCACGCGACGGCCCCCACACATAATCATCGAATACCATGACACCCGTAGGCTTAAGTAGCGGCCACGCCATACAAGCGTCGGTCAGCACGTCCTTAGCAATGTGGCTTCCGTCAATGTAGATAAAATCATACCAGCCCAAAATGTCTTCTGGGTGCGATGCTTCGGAATAGATTTTAGAGAGCACCAATCGCGATGTCCCTTTATACTTAGTAATCTCTACAGCTTGATGCTTTTCCATAGCCAAATTGATGTTGTAATCAAACCGCTTTTCAACTGCGCTCATGTCCTCAGCGCCGTGCTCTTCGCCGCCTTCCCATGTGTCAATGCAGTCGATATACGCAGTTTCAGACGCCATGTTTTCAGTAATCCAAACGGTGCTGCGCCCTTCAAACGAACCAATCTCAAGGAAGTTGTCTCTGTTAGGTAGCAAAGGAATAAGCTGCTGCCAAACTTCTGGTGCCCAGTGGAACCAGTCTTGGGTAAATTGATATTCGTTCATAGTTTTAGTGCCCTTTTGATTGAGTCGATTTGAGCCATGCCCCAAGTGGTAGTAGTGGGCGCAGAGGTAATGGTACCAGTGGTGAGAGTGCCAACTCTCCCGTTGTTCAGGATATTCATGGCGTATTGGTCTTTGGTATTGCTCATCGCTTGAGCTAGCAGTGCGCTTTGGTCCTGCTGCGCCCCAGCTAACGAACTTCCATATGCGTTTGCTTGTGAGTTAGGGCTTGCATAGCCGTACCCCTGTTGCGCTTGCATCACCTGTTGCGATTGCAGTGATCGTTGCCGCTGAGCGTTCTGGAATGCCTGATCTTGCTCCTCCATTTCCTTGCGGCGGCGGTCGGGTCCGTTGACAAGCTCATCCATCACAGCTTCATGGATTTCATCCATACGGAATTTCCGCATGGCTTCTCTCATCACAGCCTTATCCTCTGCGCTTCCGAAGTCGTCTATATCGCTCACAAAGATTGCCCAGCGATTAAGGAATGCACCTCCCCCACGTTTGAACTCTTCGGGATGGCTCTCCATCCGCTTGAGTAGTAGCCGTACAACGGCATGTGGTTCTTCGGTCATCTAATCACTCCACCTAAATACTGTTTGCTAAAGGATTTACCCATCTGTCTTTGCAGGTCTAACCTTCCCAACTCACGGCCTCGCTTGATGCCTTCACGGATAAAGGCGGTATAGCACTCAGGGGTATCGCCCTTTAGACCTTTTGGCCAATCCATTGCCTCATACAAGCGGTCGGCCTCTGCCTCATCAGGATCGACCGGCGGTGGTGTCCAGCCCTGCGCGATGAGGGCTTCGCGTTCTTCTTCGGTCACGGGTTGGGTCCTTTATGGGTGAGGATTTTCAAAGCATGGGCCTTGGGGATTGCTACACCTAGGTAGATATCCTGAAGCCCATTGCGCAGCCGCTTGATCTCGGCGTCCCGCGCAGCGAGAGCCACCTTGAGGGCATCATACTCATCTTGCGTGATGGTACTATGATGTTGGGTCATGCCTCTTCTCCATCCTCCCAACCATCTAAAATCCTTTGTAGTGTCTCGCGCACCACCTCTCGTGAGCGCGGATCATCTGCCACGCCTTTGACCCACATCTCGATATTGTCATCCCAATGGTGTGTGATGATGATCTCGTAGATAACAGGTGGGCGGTGGTCAGCGAGGTTAATGACGTCACCCATCAACATTCTCCATAGCTGAAGCCGTTCCCTGCCTCACAGGCTAGGGGTAGGTCTGGTGCCCATTTGGGGCGGGTATTCATGCACTGCTCGACATAGGCTTGCGCTTCTTCGATCTCTGCCTCGGGGGCAATGATAGCGATAGCATCGTGCACGGTCATAACAGGGCGGTAGCGCTGAGCGACCAAGAGCATCTGCTCACCAATGACGATGCGGGCGAGAGCCTGACAGACGTTCTCGATTAACTTGCCGCCATAGAGGCGGTTAGGGATGGTGGCGCGACCCTTCCTCTGGTCGTAAACGTACTCAATTTTACCTTTGGCCCCCGTCTCTACACGCAGGTTAGGGTACTTTAGGTATAGGCCATTAGGTAGACGGATACCCAGAGCGTTGACCGTCACCACACCTTCCTTACCAAGCGGTGCTGTTACACCGCGAAGTATGGCGCTAATGGCACTAACCCCCTCGTTCCATAGTGCGACAATTTTTGGGTAGGTCTGGCGGTAGACGTCGATGATAAATTTGCAGAGGCTTTCGCTCATATCCACGCCAAAGGTCTTTAGCTGCGCCCGAAACTTAAGATGCCCCATGCCATACCCTGCGCCTAGGATGGTAGTCTTACCCACGAACCGCTCTTGGTCTGTGATATCCTTGATTGGCTTGCTGTAGATGCGTGAGGCCATGATCTTGTAGACGTCCTCGCCCTTATCGAACGCATCCACTAGGTCATCTTGCCCAGCTAACCACGCCAAGGTCCGTGCTTCGATCTGGCTGCTGTCACAGTCCACCATCATGTAACCCAAGGGCGGTTGGATAGCGCTCTTGAGGGGCGACTTGCGCGGTAGGTTCTGCATGTTCACCTTGTCGTCGCCGCCCCAGCGCCCAGTGTGCGCCGCATAGTAACGTAGGGGGATGGGCAGGGTGCCACGATCCGCGATGTCGATGAACCGCTGCGTCCTTGTCTCTTCCAGCGTAGACTTAACGCCTAGACGGGCCGCGACGATGGCTTGCACCATCGGGTTCTCATGCTCCAGCAACTCCTTGAACGCTTCGTCTGACTTGGCAAAGGCATAGGTCGCCTTACCCGTGGCAGGGCTTTCCTTCATTGGGACCTCTACCCCGTGGAACTCTAGCAGTGAGGCTAGCTTGGGGTTGCTCATCAGGTCAGCCTTCTCGTAGTTGAGCTTGCTCATAAGCTCAGCCTTCTTGGCCTGTACGTTGGCGATGTGGTCCTGAAGTGCAGCCTTATCAAGATGCAGCAAGGGTTCGGTGAACATGCGGATCGTCAGGTCCACTAGCCGCTGCTCTAGTACAGGGAACTTAGACGCCATACACTCAAACAGTTTCAGCGTCAGGTCACAGTCGTTGATGCAATAGGCCCCATAGCGGGCAAGGTCATAGGCTGAAAAGTCCAAGCGCCGCTTACCCAGTGCAGCGACAACCTCGTTGCCCTTCTCGCCTATGTTATAGAACTCGGCCAGCGCCTTGAGGCTAACCCCCGTCTCGTTGCCATGCAGTGCACGGGCCATAGAGAGAGTATCTGCAATACGCTTGGGTCTTATATCAAAATGCCAGTTCAAAATTGACATATCGAACACGGCATTGTGCGCTAGGGCTAAGGCATCATCCCAGTC